GGCGGTTCCGGTCTGCGAACGGTTAAAGAAGAAGCGTCGCCGGACGAACTCTCCAGACTTTATGAGTTAGAAGGACTAACGGATTACCGGACGTTAACTACGTTCCTGCGTTCGCCGGAGAAATTGATCTCAGAGATATACGATCTGAACGTCGATCTGTTCTTCTGGGACGGCGGGTCAGAAGGTCAGTTAGTCCAATTAGAAGAGTATATCGGCGAGAGTATTCTGCCGAAGAACGAGCGTGAGATATCTGACGCGAGACGGTCCGGTCTGCAACTAGAAACACGTGACTGGTCGATGGTTCTCAACGGTACGGTCAGGATGGTGAAAGACTATCTGAATATGTACAATGTCCGAACCGGTAAACGCTGGCATAAAATTCTGACGTTTAAGGAACAAGAGAAAGAACGGATCGAAGATCTGTCCGGCGCGGATTCTAAACCTAAATACCGCGCGAAGAACTCGATGCTGATTCACGGCGGCGCTAAGAAGTTAGTCGAAGGCGCGTTTGATTTCATTATCCGGACGCGAGTGAAGACATCGGCGGTCGATAAGACGTCGGAGTTCTTGTACTGTACAGCGCCGTCAGATTCTCAGACGGCAAAGTCGCGCGGAGTTAAGTTACCCGCTGAAATGCCCGCAGATATGGCGGTGCTGTGGGCGATGTTGTCGAAGAAAAGGAGCCTGTGATGCTGTGGGTAATAATATTAGCACTTCTAGAAATTAGTTCTTTAGCAGGCGCTGCTGTTTCTGTGTATACTGGAGAGCCTGCTTGGGGCACCTATTTTGTGCTACTGGCGCTTTATTTAAAGTCATCGAGACTTAAGGAATAGTTATGGAACAGACTGACGCACCAGTACCGGGAGAAATTAACACTACTCCGACTCCGGAAGGCACGGTAGGAGAAAGTGTCACCGTCGATCCCGCTTCTCCGCCGAAGACCGCCGAGCAACTATGGGCGGAGTTGATGAACGAGATGTACAAGACGGTCAACGGCGTCGTTACTTTTCTCGCCAGTACCCCCAAATACGGCTGGATCACGTCGCCGCACGATGTTATATTCGTAGCGTCGGAGTTCAAAATCCCGGAGATGATTAAACCGGAGATCGTGGGCGTCATGGTAGTTATGGGCGCCGAGATGGTAACTCAAATACGGGCTATTCTCGATGGGCAGAAGGAAGGGATTAAGCCCGTAGTAATACAGTAGGTCACGTTCGCTGAAAATCGAAACAAAGGAGATAGTAATGCCGTTCAAAGCACCTGATATTCCCGAGCAGCCGGATTTAGTCTGCATCGGTCGCGTTGCGTCTGTCGGACCGACGAAGTTGTCGCCCGCTGGTTACGTGATGACTAACGTACAGATCCAAGCTATCCAAGCCGGTCGTTCAACGAAATACAACTTCATGTACCGGCCGGATTGGCTGGTGGAGAATTTCGACCCTAATTCGCTGGAGAAAGGCCCGATGTTCGTTTTTTCTAAGAACGTCGCGTCGGATCAAACACCAGCGTTACGCGCGTTCGTTGGCAGTGACGAATCTGCCGATGAGCGTTATCTGACGTTATCGGATGAGTTGATTTCGCTCGCCGATAAATCGCCGGACGGAGTTGAGCGGTTACTCGCGGACCGGTTTATGAAGTACTCCGAAGGAAACGCGTCGGCCGACCCACCTGAGCCCGGTGCTATATTCGGGTATGTTATGCAGCAAAAGAAAGACCGCGACACGGGCGCCCTGACACGCTTCTACGACGTGGGGTACTTCTTCCCCGCGACGAAGACGGACGCAGAGAGATTCGCTAAGAAAGCGGCGGCCGATCCGGCTCGATACGTGATGACGTTCGAAGTGTAAATCGGCTAGTAGTCAGGGGTGCTCCGCGCGGACCAGGGTGGAGTTAAATGGGGCGGCTTAAAGACCCAGCCAGTAACGTTCGCTGACTACAAGTCGGCGGGCGTTAGAGTGGTGCGAGAACGACCCCTAGGTTCTCGTTAAACGCGTGGGGGACAAACGCGGCCACTTTTATGATCTTCGGGCCATTAGCTCAACGGACTAGAGCGGGCGCATTTAATGTTTTGTCAAAACTGTAACTCAAGTTTTCCACGTAGGGTTGTCATAAAAGGCAAAGTAAGATTTCTTAGAAACCGAAAGTACTGCTTAGTATGTTCCCCATTCGGCAAGTACAATACAAGACCTCTTCCCTGCATAGTATATACATCACGTAAGAAACGCGCGGTGGTATACAACAGATCCCGTAGGGATTTGATAAAGAAGAAGATGGTCGAAACAAAAGGTGGAAAGTGCCAAAAGTGTGGTTACTCACGTTGTATAAAGGCTTTGGAATTTCATCATAGGAATAAAGCCTCGAAGATGTTTTCTCTTTCTTTAGCATACTCTAAGAATTGGAAAATTGTCCTAAAGGAATTGAGGAAGTGTGACATGTTATGTAGTAATTGTCATGCTGAAGTAGAAGCCGGTATCTTATAAGCGCCAAATTCGTGGTTCAACTCCCGAATGGCCCACTAGAGTTATGGGAGACGCCGTGAATATTTAGGGGAATAAACGGGGGAGTAGACACCGGCCCTTAGCTTGTTAAGCCGGACTACAACTTCCAGCGTCTCACTCCCTAGTTATATCTAATGACGACCTTTCCTATCCTCGGCGTCCTCAGTAAGCCTTCGCTCTGCGCGTTATGTCCGTGGTCCTCGTCGTCACACAGTTTCGTCCCCGGTTGGGTCCCTAAATATCCTAAGTTCGCGTGTTTACTGGAAGCACCCGGCGAGAACGAAGCTCTCAAACGTACACCGCTCGTCGGTATGTCCGGAGACCTAATGTTCCACGCTTTTCTGCGGCCGTTAGGATTGGAACGCGACGACGTTATCTTGGACAATTGTATCCGGTGCCGGGGAGAGGAAAATGAATATCCTAACGGCCCTACGCGGAAGAAAGCCGAGCAAGTCTGCCGCCAGTACGACTGGTATCATGGTGACCAAAGAGGGAATTTGGCTCCCGGCGGGATCGCTGACTGGGATCCTAATCTCTTTGTTATTACTTTACATCCAGCCGCCGTACTGCGCGAAAACGCGTACTTCTTCCTTGTCCGCCGGGACTTTGAGAAAGCCGCGCGGTTTATGGAGAAGGGTTACCGGGTCTGCGTACTGTGCGGCGATAAAGCTGCGGCGTTGGTTTTACCCGCTATTGAAGGCATTGGGGGTGTGAGTTATTGGCGCGGGCATTATTTTGCCGGGAGTCTGCGGACGGAACGGAAGTTAATATCGCCGACGACGAGTGTTCTGAAAAACTTTAGACCTGTGACTCCGGCGTCGTGGCGAAGAAAGAAGTCTGTGAAGAAGTTAGTTGAACCGTTAATGTTATTCTAATGACTTTAGAAGAAATCCGAGCGGCGCGTGACATAATGTTTGCAGAAGCCGTCGAGGTTGGTGAAGGTACCTATATCGTGACTGCGCCTTGGGCAACAATTAAGATTCATCTTAAAGAGTTGTACTACATGTCCGACGAAGAGCTAAATACTATGTACAAGAGGCTGTGTGGCACGGCGTAAATTCCAAATCGTTCTCCCGGACGCTAAACTTCAGTACGGGTTGTTCTCTAGTCATAAGTCGTCCGACGAGATTTCCGATGAATACCCGCCGGTACATAGGACCCCAGACGCGTTCCGACGTGTAGTAGAAGCCGCTGGACCAGAAGGTCTCGGGATAGATCTAGAATTCTCCGACACCGGACGTCCGAGCGTCCTCGGCGTCGCGAATCTCCGGGAAGCCGCGTCGGTCGGTTGGGACAAACGGCTCGCCGAATACGCCATAGACTTTTCTAAACGTCATAATATCGCTCTCGTCGGGTACTCCTCGATCTCTGCGGACAAAAAGATCCTCGATAACGCCGGGTGCCCGTCGTCGCTGGACTTCTGGGAAGACGCGATGCTCACACACTATCTCGCGAATCAGCATCTATGTAAAATCGCGTACCGCGAGGAAGACGACGATCCCGGTTCTCTCGGCTTCATGAACTTATGGTCCGCTACATCGTTAGTCACAGACGTCCCGAACTGGAAGTCTTGTTGGCGTCAGTACTGCTCCGGCCAATATCCTTGCCCGACGCATAACATCTGGGGTTATAACGGTGTAGATTCTTGGGCCGGACTCAAAGTTCACGTTGAGAACAGCAAGGAACTCGACCGGATGAAGGTCCCAATAACCTTCCGCCGTGAGTTACTAGAGTTAACCGACCTCTGCGAAGTAATGCGCGAACGCGGTATGCGCGTTCATATACCGACGGTCGAAGCGTTGAACTTGCGGATCTCAAATCTCCAAGACGCACTATTCCCCGAAGCTAATCGGCGATTTAACCCCCGTAGCTCGTTGCAAGTTAAAACCTGGATGCAGGAACGTGGTCTGCGGCTCAAAGATACGCAGAAAAACACTCTCCGCGACGAGATGCTAAAGATCGGCCGGAAGTATTCGATTATCGACAAACCGAACGAAGTCGCAGAACAACTATCCGAGGCGCCGTTAACGGAGTTAGAGTCGGGGGTGTTAGACCTCTGGAAGTCCAAGGAAGGCGGTAAGGGTACCGAAGCGTGGTTCGGTAAGAAGCATTTGACCGAAGAGTCGGAAGGTGTATTTCTACACTCGCGGTTCAATACGACCGGCTCGTCGTTAGGACGTTTATCTTCTTCTTCTCCGAACGCGCATAATTTCCAGAAATATGGGTTAGGAAAACAAGCGCGGGCGGCGATTATACCGCGTAGCCAGGATTTCCGGCTATGCCGAGCGGATTACAAGCAGCTCGAAGCCCGCTGCATTATGTATTTAGCAGGATTTGACATCCGCGATTTCCCAAAGGATTTGTTCACATGGTTAGTTCAGAACTCCGAGGGGAAATTCGATAAAGCCGCAGAGTTAGGCGGTAAGAAACCGAGAGACTTAGCGAAGATCACGTCGCACGGCTGTGTCGCAGCCGGACATGAGGTACTAACATCTAATGGCTGGATCGATATATCTAAGTGGTCCGGGCAAGAGATCGCAGTCTGGGACGAGACGTATGGGATTTTCTTTGAGACGCCAGAAAAGTACCACGAGTATGATTATACAGGTCCGACTCATGTATTACACGGACGTTCTGCCTCAATAGAAGGGACACCTGAACACGGACTGCCTAAGATACGACGGTCTAATTGGGGCAAGAAACGGTATCTGCATGTAGACAAAGTCAGAATAGACTCTTTAGAGAACGAAGATTACTTAGCGACCTCTGGCGTTCTTATTACGCCCGGACCGGTCTATTCCGACCGCGAGGTTATGCAAGCGGTTGCGGTACAGGCTGATGGAAGTGTAGACAAATGGGGTAACGTAAAGTTCCACTTTATAAAAACTCGGAAAATCGAGCGTATGGAGTCCTTGTTTTCGTGCAAACTGAAGCCTTGTTCTGACCACAAACCACATGGTAGAGCAGGATACGTAAAATGGTCTTCTCCATTACTAGACGGAACAAAACAGAAGAACTTTACTTCGGAACTCCTGAAACTGACGCAAAGACAGCGGGAGGTTTTCTTAGCGGAGTTACCTAAGTGGGATGGCAGTACATATCCTAATTCCCGAGTGTACCGAACAACGAATTACTCTAATGCAGTATGGGTTCAAACCATTGCGCATTTGTCTGGAACTCAAGCATTAGTGCGAGGCGCGCAGTGTCGGGGATTCGGAAAGGGTTGTTTCGTATACACCGTGTCGTTTAATAAACGACGAAATATGTGTGTGGGATCTGCGGACCGCTTTACACGTCCGTTCTCTGGCAAGGTGTATTGCTTCTCGACTTCGACAGGCTACTTCATGATCCGGTATAAAGACCGGGTTATGGTTTCCGGTAATTCGAATTACGGGATGGGTTTGAAGGTCGTAACGTCACAAGATCTGGAGTCTAGTTATGTCAAATCCGCAATACTGGCGGGTGCCCTTCGTGTATACAAAGACTGGCCCTTTGCGGGCGGCGTTGTCGCTTTTACTGGAAAACATCTCGCCAACATGTTATTTGGAGACGAATCGTTTGGATCTCGTAAAAAAGCCCTCGAAATCCAAGAGGACGTTTACTTCGCCGCTTTCCCGCAGATCCGGGCCTGGCAGAAGAAAGTGTTAGCCGAATTCGAAGCCCGTCGGTACGTCAAATATCCGACCGGGCGGTTCATTCGTCTTATCGGACCGTTTCGTGAGGAGACAGCTTTAACGCGGTCGATGGAAGAAGACTCTAAAATTGTCCTTGCGGCGTACGGGCAAGGCGTTTCCGCCGACCACGTACAGGCGGTTATGCTCCGATACCGTAGGGAAACTGGATATGTACCGATCCTTCAGGTACACGACGAGTTAGTATATGAACTCCCGCGCGAGTGGCCGGATAAACGCTGCGGGGAGTTTATCGGACTTATGCAAGAAGAGACATGGAGATTACCGGGCTTCTCTTGTCCCGTAGACGCGGGGCTCGGTGAGAATTGGCTGGAAGCGATGAACGCGGCGGACAAGAATCCTTTGGTGCTCCAATGACATGCGCGGCTTGCCGTCGTTCAATAGACGGCTTGTGGAAAGCAAAGTACAGATTGTGCTTCGACTGTTGGCAGATGGCAGGGGAACCAAAGGACTTTGAAGATTTATTGAAATCTCAGTTAGTCGATGAAGTTTTACGTCGAGAAGGTGCATATGTCGGAAGATAACGCAGTAGTTACGCTGATAGCGCTATTGCTTATAGCGTTTCTAATAGACTCCATTCTACTTTTTGGAATTCTAGTAGGAGAACTACCATGACAGGACTAAAACTACAAGAACTCAAAGAACTCGCACAGGCCTGGTCCAAGCGGCACGAGGCGTCTGAGGTAGCTTTACAGCGTGTCCTAGCGGCCGCTAATCTACTCCAGTCTTTCATGTGGATAGTAGACTGCGAATGTAACCCGGCGGCGAGAGAGTTGCAGCATTATAAATATGCGGTTCAGGAGGTTTATGGTGAATAGAAAAGGCCTGAAGATACATCGACTACTGAATATCCATATGTTAACGGAAGGTCTGAAACCATCGGAAGCCGAGTTACTACTTGAGGCGTTCGATAAAATGTTTGAGTTACTGGACGAGGCTGACCACACTGTATTTTATGATTCTCTAGGTGACTATGGTGGTGTCTTCGGTAAATATGGCTGGCGTCACCGGATCGGATGGATTAAATGACTATAGAAATAGAAAACCTTCTTCTTGAAGAACCAATGCCCGTCCCGCCGATGGTCGAGATCTCTTGGATCGACGCGGAGTTCGACTCTGGCTACTCTCGTATCGGGGAACTTCGGAAGACCGGTTTACTCAACTACGACGTTGGGTACGTAGTCGTCGAGTCCGAAGAGTGGTTAGTTCTCGGGTTTGAACGTTACGCCACCGCACCGAACGAAGTAGCGGGTTACCGGCGGACGCTGGCCGTCCCCAAGGTACTGATTAAGACAATTACTTATCTGACCCCTGTAACTTCTGTCCCCGCCGCGTCGTCTAATATATAGGGAGACGGTAATGCCGAATGCCATCACGTTATCGTCGTTACTATTTACGCTGGCCAAGATTCCCCCGTACCCAACTTTGGGGCGCAGAGGCGGTGGTCCGAGATATCCGGGAGTTCCTGCTCCCAACTGCGTCCCAAGAGGGCGGAAGTCCGCTGGAGACCGATGATCCCATGCAAGTTAAAAAGAAAGCCAACGACCTATTCTCGTCGCGCGAGATAAAAACGTACTTGAATAACGCGGTTATCGCCGCGTTACGGCCCGCGACACTCGGCGCCGAGATGCCTCGGAAGCGGTTGTTCCGATTGTCCGGGTATGTCAAAGCGATGGTCGATGAGGTTAATTCGCACGTTGAAGAAGGTTTGCTGCGTCCGGAAGAATTAGTTCTGATCTTTCTCGCGTCCGGTCTCGCGGTGCAAGATTCGATCAAAGAAGTCGGCGGTGAAGACGCGAATATGCTGGCCGGTGCCAGTGATCTAGTTCGTCAAGTACTCGTCGATCTGAAGTTAACCGACGACGTGAAGGAGAAGTAACGAGATGCGTAGATTATTGATACCGTTAACACTGTTCGGGATACTTATCGCTGCCGATACACATTTAGGCATCGACCACGTGACCCTATCGGAAGCCGAGTCTCAGTTGTTCACGTGGGAAACTGTTCTCCACGACGAGGATGAAAAGATCGTCGGTTCGGACGCTGAGTACACGGTAGACTTCGAGAGAGAGATAGTAACGCGGAAATCCAAGTCCGGCGAACGCGCGATATCGGCTAAAGACGTTGCTCCAGTGACCCAAATCGCTACTCAAGCGAGACTGTGGACCGCCGTTCGGGAGTTAACGAACCTCGGCGGGCGGATCTGCGATAAGACTACGATTACGACGGAGAACCGGAAGTTCGAGCTACGCGCAAGTACCGGAGAGTTTCTGGTTTATGAAAACCCCAGCGGTAAAAATCTGCTCTCGATGACGCCAGAGTCCGTCATGTGTCCCAGCGATATCGCTAAGTCGCCAGACCCCTCGCAGCAACGAGTCATGATCGGGTATATGTCGTTTATCTTTCGGACGGCGGCGAATATCACCGATTGGTTCTCATCGATTGTGAATTCGGCGCCACGTGTTAAAAAGTAGTTAAGGAGTCTACATGTCCAAGTCTGTACGTAAGGAACCGCTGTCGTCCACCGCTACACGCTTCGTCGCGTTATTCGATATCCACGTCGGCTGGGAGTGGGCGAGGGTCGGCGGGGAGCTAGTAAAGCGGCCGACGCATAACGAACCGGCGATCCACGCGACGTTGGATTTTGTTAACGACTTCGCTCCGGACGTTTTAATCCTCGGCGGTGACCAGATCAACTGCGGGCCGGTGAGTCATTGGTTGAAAGGCAAACCGCGTCTCGTAGAAGGTTTCCGGTTGAAGAACGAACTCGACAAGTTCCAAGACTTATTCGGAAATACGCTTATCAAAATCCCCCGGACGATTTGGATGGACGGAAATCATGAGGCTTGGATACACGGGTTAGTAGACGAGAATCCAGGTCTTGAAGGGATGGTGGAGCCGCAGTCATACTTGAAGGGCCAATGGGCCGAGACTGTATCACAAGGAGAAATGTACCAACTGTCCTATGGCACGAAGAGGGGAAAACTATACTTCGTTCACGGCGACGTGATTCTCAAGAGTCAACAGTACAAGTCGCCTGCGCGTACTCTGGTTACGGCGTACAACAAGAACATCCGCGCTGGTCATGTACATACCTACGACGCGTTTACTCTGAAATCACCGGTTGATAAGCAAGACTATCACACCGGTATAATAGTACCTGCACTGGCCTCGCGCGACCCATACTACACCAAATTCGCACCGTCGAACTTTATGCACGGGTTTCTATATGGATGGTTCTGGCCGGACGGCGAATTTACCGATCAAGTCGTAGTTATCAACAGATCGCAATTCACGGTTAACGGAAAACGTTACGGAAAGGAGAAATAGTATGTTCGTAGTTTGTAGAGAAGAAGGACCGTTGGAGTTATTTTGGAATAAGGATGTTGAGAAGCACTTGTTGTACTTTGGAGACAACATAACCGTGTTTCCCACTCTCGTCGCCGCACGAAAAGCGTTGAAAAGGACGAACAAATTCTCAAAGAATCAAGATTTGTCTTGGCACACGTGGCCGACGAAGATTATGCCGTTAGTGTATTATCTTTTTAGTATGAAGGAGACGTAGACGATGCTAACTCTAAGCGCAGAGGATCTACCTCCGTGTGAACGTCCCGGAGTTAGAAAATTCGACACAGGCGCGACTCGGAACGCTGAAATCGGGAAGCTAGATTATGAAGCGTTCCTGTCGCCAGCAGTTCTCGAACGGTACGCACAGTACCTTCATAAACACCGGGTACAATCCGACGGCAATCTGCGCGACGGGGATAATTGGCAGAAAGGTATTCCAAGGAACGCATACATGAAGTCCGCTGTTCGGCACCTGATGGCATGGTGGAAGGCGCATCGTGGGGTACCGGAGACGGAAGACCTGGAAGAGAGTCTCTGTGCGGTGATCTTTAATGCCTCTGGGTATCTTTTCGAAGTGCTGAAAGCTAAGAACAAGGAGATCTAAATGTCTGACTACGAAGATACACTCCCGACGTCCAGATATGAAAATTGGATCTGCCGTTACTGCTCCGAAGGCTTCCATAACCTCGCGTCGTTAGAGGGTCATTTGACCTACGGCGGATGCCAAGAACAACACTTCGCCGACCGTGGGAAAGCTCCTTGGCGCCGGTATGAAGATGGTGTGTTCGTAGACCCGCTCCTGGACAACGACGAGACAATTTCGTAAGTTGTTGAAAACAAACAAAACCTATGAAATCTCTAACTGCTTTGTCTGCAATGGCTTCCAAGGGATCGAGCAAAATAACGCCTTCTAGGAAACGTCAAGTACCCGCCGACCGTATTCCGAGGTCGGAAGAGGAGTTTGCAGCTAAGTACCGAACGACGTTGTTATTAGACGAGTGTGGCGATTCCTATTTACCAGGAAAAAACGGCCATCTGTACTTCGACTCCGGTCGATTGTGTTGGATGAAGTTGGGCGAAGTTAAACATCTAGTGAAAGCTAAGAATCTACTGGCGCCGAAAGCCGAGGCGTTCTGGTCTGGCGATGGCGGGTTCGATTTAGAGGTTCGCGGTATTCCGCCCGACCTCTGGGAGAAGACTATGGATTTAGCGGGAGTGAAATTCCGCCGAAGTCGGAAACGGAAGAAATAAAGGAGCTGTATGCCTGAGTACGATAAACTAGACTCGAATATCTTAGCCGAGGTTGTTGAGCAGCACAGTGATATGTTGGCAGCAAATAACCCTGTTACTTTTAATCGCTTTGTAGAGGATCTATTCCATTACGGTCCGTCGTTGGAATCTGCGGACTGGTGTTATTTCGCTGCCCTCGCAATGGTCGCGGCGAAACAGTCGTTAAGGACTCCGGAGAATGAGTCGGTCGGGAGTCGTCTAGAAGAGATTATTCCTATTCCACCGGAACCCTCGAAGCTAGACAAAGCCAAAGACTTCCTAAGTTCCTTATTACGTCCTCGGGTGAACCCGTCGTCCGTTGATACCACGACGGCGAATGGATAACCCGTTAGTCGCACGTTCACTCTCTGATCTGATCGCGGCGCCGATCCCAGATACCCCGTGCTGGATATATCCATCGGTACTCCCACGGTCGGGGAAACTGATGTTCGGTGGAGAAGCGAAGATCGGGAAGTCGTTGTTAGTCCTAGAACTCGCGCGCGCGCTGTCGTCCGCCGACGTTCCCTTCGGTTACCCGAAGTTCTCCGTCCGCGATCCCGCGCGTGTTCTGCTTCTCGACCAAGAACTCGGCGCGTACGGTCTGCAAGCGCGCGCGCGGAAAATCTTCGCCGGTCACCCGGTCGAATGTCTCGCCGAAAACCTCTGGTGGTCGTCGAAGCACCCGGAGATGAAGTTTGATACTCCAGAGGGACGCGGTATTATCGCGCGTCTAGTCGATCAAGTCCGGCCGAACGTTCTAATCCTGGACCCGATTAGTAAGTTCCATACCTCGGACGAGAATTCGAATACCGAGATCGCCCGTCTACTCTTGAATATCGATCATCTGATCTCGGACTATAGGGATCTAGATCTATCGGTGATAATCTCGCACCACTTTGGCAAACCGTCGCGTGACCCTCGGTGGACGTTCGACCGTTTAGATCCGTACAACTTCCGAGGTTCGTCGAACTGGTACGGAGATATGGATACGCTGGCCACGATGATGCGTTTACCGCAGATGTCGGGCTGTTCACACGAAGCGTGGCGGATTAGAACGCGGTGGATATCGCGGCACGGAGAAGCTCCAGTTCGAGAATTGATTTTCACAGTCAATCAACTCAACGATCTCCGTGTGAGATTCGAGAAAGAAGTCGATCAGGGCGTGATAGCAGGGTGACTACTGAACGACGGGTTCTTGACGAGTTTTCGCACGAACCATCGGCTCCGCGACCGCTTGGCCTAACGTCGATCCGGTAACGCCCTTCGCGGGCATAAGCATTCGGTTCTCTAGAGACTGGAACAACGCTTTACTGGGGTCCGCGTGCGCTTTCCTAACTACGGCATCGACGAACTTATCCCACCCGATTTTACCGGCGATCAACGCCCCGGCTGCTGCCGCACCACCGAATAAACCGGGGTTCTGTCCGGCGAACCGCGCGCCCCAAAAGAACATCGCCATGCCGCCGAGCAACGTACCACCTTTACCGAACCAAGCTAACTTGAGACCGGGCTTATTAGCCTCGTGCAGATTTCGAGACAACGCCATAAGATTCTTGTAAGCGTTCGGCGAGTCGAATAATTCGTTCGTCGCGGTCTCACCGATACGTGATAAACCGCTGGGAGTAAATGCGCCCTCGCTGCCTTTAGTAACCCCGAACGAACCGAATTTCGCACTCGTTTGGTCGTATGCTTCTCCGACTAGGCGTTTCGCGACTATCGTACGCATCGCGGACTTTTCATCGTCGTTAAGAACTCTGTTCATCGATCTAACCCAGTTCAGCGCCGGTTCTTCTCCGGCTTTAACTCTACCGGACATAGCAGCACCAATCGTAGTATCGATCATAGCGTTTGGAGACTCCGACGCCATCTTTCGGATCAAAGTTTTATCTTCTGCGCTGAGAGTCGCGTACTTCCAGCCAGTCCGCGCGTCAATATCGCCGACGACTGACGTAATCGCCGCGTCGTTGTTCTTGATCGTCTCCCAGTTCTCCAGCGCGATTTTGGAAGTACTCCGTGCTGACCTCGCCGCCGTCTGCAATTGTTCTATCTGTGGCGTCGTAGCCATAACTCGTTTCTCTAACTCCGCCGACCTGGAGATCAAAGTCGCTTTCTCTTCGTCGATCTGTCCTAGGCGTTCTCCGATCTTCTGCATCCGTCGGGAATTCTTGGCTCGTTCGGTCATAGATGCGGGATTCGAACCTTCTAGTCCTGCGTACTCGGACTTTAACTTCTTCTCTTCTACCGGTAATAACTTCAGATCTCGCTTAGTATCGACTAACTGCGCGCGTAATAGGTCTCTCTGTTGCCGCGCTGTCGCCAATGAAGATTCTGCTAACTGTGCCGATCCAGCAGCGGCGTTTTGAGTCTGTTGCGTTCCCGGTAAATTCGCAGCGGCCTCAGACTTCAGATCTTTCAAGCGTTGGAATCCGCCAGACGCGATTTTAGAACGTTTCTCCAAACTCTCCAGCATCGTACGCGCTTCAGTGACCGCCGGAAGTACTTGTTCCATTAACTCGCCGGACATTACACGCTCCGGACCTTGCGTCGATAATGCCGCCGGACCTTTAGTCGCGCGTTTGTACGTACTCGCGCCTACTTGGCCGCCAATACCCCCCATAGCCGTAGGGAATCCTAGTGCAAACGCCTTCGAAGCGCCAGTTAACGGTTGTCCTTCGCGTTCTGACTCCGCGACGTAAGCGGCTCCGGGCGCCGCACCTTCTATCATTCCTTTCAGGATTAACGGCGCTGGACCTGTCGCTCGTCCTAACGGCGACGCTTTAGTCGCGAGGTTAGTCAGGAGAGAAGTTAGCGACGCGGCGTTCTCGGGCGACGTGTACTCTGGCGGTTTCTGTGACGAGAATAACATACGCATGACTTCAGGAGCGAGGGCCGCGACTCCTGCCGACGTTGGTCCTCCAACCGCACCTGCGGCCACGTCTAACCCGCGCGAGACAAACTCCTTAATCATATCTTCAGCGGTCTTAGCGCGTATCCCACCGCCAGCACCGGTATCCGAGTCTTCTTCTCCAGGCTTCCGGAATACTGTCGGCGACGCAGCTTTCCCTATGTCTTCTTTGTATACCTTCCGTACCGCCTCTCGGTCACGAGGATCTTCAGTCGCGCCATACTTATCGAGTATCTCGTCTAACTCGTCGCGTTCTCGTTTTTGTGGAGTTTGGGGCACGTTATCTATTCCTCAAAGGAAACTCGGAAGGATTCGCGGATCTAGCCTTCCGTAACGCTTTAGCCACTACTATCCTCGGGTCCATATCGACGTTAGTCGGTACGGCGTTCTTCCAGTTAGTAGTTCCGCGCGCGGTCTCGGACATCGAGGTTATACGCTTCGACTGCGCAGCCATTTCCTTGAACCATTCGCCAGCTAATAGATCGCGTTGTCGCGGTGTCAACCCGAGTTCTCGCATATATCGGTTACCCTGAACCGAGAAGTTAATCATATTCATCCGTTGCATAATCGATCTCGGATGATCGGTGATATTCGGCCAGTATCGTTGTGCCATTTCTACTTCTTTTATAGAGAACTGCAAACCCGACGACTCATTGACTTCCGAAGGCACACCTTTAGTCACGACCCAGTCGAGAGTCTGGATCTCTTCGTTACTCGTACCGAATTTCTTTCTAAGTCCTTCTGCCCACCCTTCCGGCGTCCCAACGAAGTCGTCTAATGCGCCAGATGCGTACCAGCCCGGTAGAGATCGTGCGAGTCCGGAGATTCGCATCTCGCGGTCCGCTGCTAAGTTCTTACCTTGTGTTTCTTGTGTAGTACGCGAAAATTCCTCAGGCAGAGTCATAACTTCACGGACACCGCGCGCGGGTCCGGGTCCGGCTTGAGACTGTTGCGGACCTATAGGCGCTGGTGGCCGGATCATTTGTTGTAGAACGCCTTGCGGTCCGGGCGCTTGCATCGGTTGCTGCGGACCCATAGGTAACGTTGGTGCCTGTTGCGGCGCTGCTTGAGGCGTTTGTTGCCCAACCCCTCCTTGGTACGGGCCGAGCTGTTTCATTTGTTCTAGCAGTTGCAGTTTTTCCGCGATATTTCCGCCGCTGCTAGGGGTTCTAACGGAGGTACTTTCCCTGTCCGCTTTGAAGAAATGCCACTTCCCTTGACGATCTTGTACCGGCGGAAGAAACTGTTGTCCAGATGTAACCGTCGTCCCGCCTTGACTTCCACCGCCCCGAGTTATCATTTGAATTCCTGATAAATCGATGAAACTATCGCGTAACGCTTTAGCTTTGGCTGGATCGGTCGCTTCTAGACGTCGCATATACTCCGACGTCTCAAAAAGATTCGATAACTTCGGTCCGTGTTCTTCTTGTACTCGTTTTGCCTCGGCAAACTTCTCCTGTGCTAACTGCAAATTTCCTTGTTGTATAGCTAATGCGCCTTGCTCGTACAAAGAGTGCGATTGATTCTTAAACTCCAAGGCTTTCGCGCTTATACGCGCGATCTCATTACGTTCACGAGCGGTTTCTTGGGACATACGAGCGCGGTCTTCGGCTGACATAACCGCCGATTCTCGCTGTAACGTCGGCGCGACTGTCTTGTACTCTTCCAACGCGCGTTGACGAGTTTTTGATGCTTGTCCGACTTTTTCTCCGGCCAGCACTTGGGCGAAGAAATCCGCGACTCGGTTAACTTTCTGACGCCCGGACGAACCTTTCCACTTATCACCGAATAACTTCTTCAGACGTTCTTCGACCTTCTTCTCCGGCGTCGCTTGGATCGTATCGCGAACGAACTGTTCGTAAAGATCGTCTTGAGTCTCGTCTGGCATATTTTATAACCCTGGTATCATACCAATTATCTGACCGGCTCCACTGGCTATATTCCCACGTTGGCTCGGGGCCGTAGTGTACTGCGTGAACGGGTTGAAGTTCGCGGAATTCGTGAACCCGCCGAATGCTGTGTTAGCCATCGATGCCATCGGGTTATAAGTATTGGACAAAGCGTTCAGTAAATGCCCGTACAACTGATTCTGATTCCCGAATGCGGTGTTCTGCGCTCCAGAGATCCCCGTTGCTCGATTCGTAGCTAATTGTCCGCCTTGGAGAATGTTATTCAGGATATTATTGAGATTCGCGCTTTGTGTCCCAGTCAGATTGTTCTGAAGGCCACCGGCGCCTAACGCATATCGGTTCATTCCTTCCAGCCCTTGTTGACCTAACGTCAATCCGCCGAGTCGGTAGCGATTGTAAATATCCATCAAATTCCCGCCGGTCCCCATCCGGGCGTTCTCTAGTTGTCCAGAATCTATTCCCAGACCGCCGAGACCTAACTCGCGCTGCGCCGCGATACGCTCGGCATCGGTCATCATACTCGCACCGGTTCCGAACCGCCGGGACGCGACGTCTTCTAGGTTCCCAAGTAACGATGATCCGACCTGCATCCGGCCGCGTTCCTGATCTAACGCGTTCAACGACATCGATGTACCTTGTTCTTGTCGTTGCAATTGTAATCCCTGTTGCTTCATCAAAGCATCTCGGATCGCAGCGGACTCGGCTTCTAATGCGTAATCGGCGAATTCCGCGACTCCGGCCGCTTGCGTCCCGCCCATTCCGCCTTGCGATAACGCCGCTGGTCCGCCACCGCGCGCGAATATCTGGCGCATAGCGCCTTCGCGTTGTCCGGAGACATTCCGAGCCGCTTCCTGCCGGGCGAAGTTCAACGCTTCGTCCATCGGTAACAACGGTTCCTGCCCGGCCTGTGTCGCTCCGACGTCCGCGAGATACTGGGTCTGCGGCGTTCTCCCGCCTTCAAGTAGCTGTTGCAGACCTACTCCCTCGCCTACCGCGCCAGTAGGAGTCAAACCTCCGACCCCAAATATCCCGCCGAGAGTACTCTGTCCCGCGCCCGAAAGAGCATCTATCCCTCCGGTACGACCTTGTCCCGCGAGACCAGCCAGCGCTCTGTCCTGTATTCCGCTGGTCAACTGATTCCGGCCGAATTGTCCGAGTAAATCTCCGCCGGTCGTCGCTAATTGACCTAACTGCCAGCCTTGGCCCTCGCCCATATCCATAGCGCGGTCTAACACGCGTTGACCGAACGGCGACCAGCCGCCGCCAGCGAAGACTTGCCCCGCGAGATCTCCGGTTCGCGCGGCGCCTTGATTCAACCCGAACATCTGTTCGTACGCCTGTTGCATCTGCGGCGTAGTGTACTCGCCGAGGTTCCGGAAGAGATCCAGTATCCCAGCGCCCTGCTGCTGCATCTGATCCCCGAACTGTGGGATTTGACCGGCGCCGCCATCTTCTCCGCCGCCCCATAGATATCCGCCGACTGTTCCTTGTTGGGTTGCTAGAGTTTGCCGTAATGGGCCTGCTAACTCGTTATACCGTTCCAGTGAAATCTGCCCCATTTGACGGGCATAATCCAACATCTGGATCGCGGCGGCTTTCATCCACTGATCGTTGTTACCGTTAGCTATCCCGTCTAGGATAGCACCTAGCGATCCGGAAATCCCTTCTGGTATCCCTTGTGGCATGTTCGGAAACTCTTCTTCTTCTCTATTTTACCGCGTTTGTTAAGGATTAGGTATCGTACTTTGCAGTCGTTAAACACGCTTAGATCGAAGTACCGTAGCCTGCAAATTCCCCGTAACCCCGGCTGCCGTCGTTACGTTTATCCCGACGCGGAGAGACGTTGTATACGGCGCATTTAAAATCAGCGTACGAAAATCGTTAACCCCCGATACTCCAGATCCAGTTAACGCTTTCCAAGACGCCGAGAACGAAGCGGACGCCGCGAACAACGGTATAGAAACTGTACTACCGCCATCTACTTGGATCTCGACGTTTACAGTCGCGGTGGTAAGGACGACGGTGTTTATCGCGACTCCAACGGCGTGCAGCACCCCGGCTTCCGTTTCATTCACTATGTTCGTGAGTCCGTTGGCTGTCAAGTCCACGGCCGACGTAGATAACGCTTGCGGCGCATAGGATCGTACGAACGATGTATAACTCATTAGATAACACTCCACTCTGACGGACCAGCGAAAATCATAAGACTTTGGTACTGTGTCGTCAGAACTTGGGTCGCAGCGCCATCAATAGTCTCTGCTCCACTGCCGTCCAGCGTCACAGTATTCGCCGACGAGTCGGTTTTCTTCACATTATATATGCGTCCGGCGACTCCCGACAAAGCGGGTAAGTTAACGGTGATATTCCCGCCGGTAGCGTTCGCGAGGATCACAGTCTCCGACGCAGCGGTATACGGCGAATCGCCGACGACTATCGATTTAACCTTCAGACCAAACGACCCGCCGGATTCCAACGTGGACTTCGGCGTTATAGTCCCGACTCCTAATCGGTCCGTCGCGTCGTCATAGAATAACCCGGCGTTGTCCTGGGTCAGAATAGTTCCATTTGAGAACACTATTGACCCAACGGTGAAGCTAGTAGAACCGGTCCCGCCGTTCGCGACCGGTAGGGTCCCAGTTACGTCGGCGGTCAGCGACACGGCGCCGAACGACGGAGATCCGGCGGCATTACCGTGCAGTACGGTCGTCGTAGTCCCAAGACTCCCGAGTTGTTTAACGACTCCAGACGAGGAGACCAGTACTAACCGATCCGCCGTCGTCAGATTACTCCGGCCTTCCACTAAATCCAGAGTCGTCCGGCTTCGGAACACCGGGATCGCCGCGCCGTCGCCCGTCAATATCTCGTTAACCGCTCCCGGTCCGATCAACGTCGCGACCGTGCTGTTCCAAGTCAGTAATTGTCCAGTCGTACCGATACCGTTAAGATCGGAGGTCACAAAACCGGCGACTAATGTCTCGGAGCTAACCGTCGGTGACTCGCGCAGATCACTAACCATCCCGTTCTTTAACTGCGTCTGAACGATAAACGATATCCGCGATAACGACCCGCTGACTAACCGGATTACGGCAGGAGAACGTTGTACTGTACTCGGACCTTGGGGAGTTTTGTTATTATCTAACAACCCAGTGACATAAACATTGTAATGAGCGATGTTCGTGAGCCCTTCGGGCTCCTGCCACGTCAGAGTAAACTCCGTGCCCGCCAAATACGTCCGGCGTTTCAGGACTCGCAAACCGGTCACGAACGGGACCCGGAATTGACCTTTCTGCTTCGGCGGCAGCAGACTTCCTTCCGCCGATCCTAATTGGTTAACCGCGATCTCGGTCACAAAGGTCGAGTCGGAGTTGATCCGATTCACTCTCCCAGTTATCTCCGACAGAGATTTATAACTATTCGGCACGGCACACGTCCGCTGGGAATTTGTATAGGTCAGAGGCTTTCAAACAAGACTGTCTATATAGCCTGTAGTCTATCAAACCGACGGCCGGTCGGCACTCCGACGCCGGATCTATCAATACCCGGCCTTCTGGACACCCCGCTACCCGGTTAATGAATTTGACCCAAACTCGTTCGAACGCCGCGACACGACGGATAAAATCGTTCTCTGGCGCGCGCAGGACTTCTGGCGTCAAGAAAAATAGCAGAAATAGGGTTACCGCTCGCATATCTCTACGTCCCGCTGTTCGGCGCGAAGACGACCGTTAAATTTAAGATCTGCATAAGATCCTTACTAGCAAGTTTCCGGATCTGCACAGATATCCGCTGGCCAGTTGTATAGATCGGGAATATCATCGTCCGGTACCCGGTGCTTTGCGCGCGTCGAGCGGGTTCTTCTCGCGGTTTAGTCTGTATAGGATCGTTCCCGAAGTCGTCCCAGTAGTAGTACACTAACGGATCTTGATCGGGCATCTCAGTTATACCTGTGAATTGCATCCGGTCCATCCGGACGTCGTACGCGACTGGAACGCTAGCGGGCTGCCGCAGAGAATTCACGTGGTTCCCCGGAGGTACTCGGAACAAATTAGTCCGAGAATCCACGAAGTAACCCGTTGCAACACCAGTCTCCGGATGAGGGTCGGTTCCTGTTCGCCCCGTTGGGTCGATCCGCACCAAACGTCCAGTCGTCGCAGTCTGGTCCCAGACGAAGAAACAGAGTCTCCGCTGCGACGATCCTTCCGCGATCCGGTACGAGAACATCGCGGTCGAGCGAATCTTCCATGGCGGCGACCAGAAGTGCCGTTTATTTTTCTCTGAGAGTTTGATGTCATAAATCCATTGCTTACTAAGCGTCGTATCGGCGTCGTTGTGCGCCGCGACTACTAGCCATTCCTTCTCTAGATCCCCAAAATACTCGATCTCGAACCGCGCTCCGGCGTTAGCGGCGTCCACTAGATCCGTGAATAACGGATCGGAGATCGTCAAGTACTGGTCGTTTTCAATCAGTACCACGCGAAGATCGTGTGTCAGCATCGCAATCGTCCCGCCGAAGCGTGTTATCGCCGCTGGTTGTCCGTATGGCGCCCCGACGTTATCGAATAACGGCCGGTAGTTAAACGTCGCGGTGTTCGTCCCGGTAACTTGGTACGTCGCGCCAGATATAGTGAACACATACAACGCGTCGTTAGTAGCTTTGATATTAGTGATCTGCGTCGGGAACCGGAAGAACCGGCCGGTTGCGGAGTAGTCCCAACATTCTTCTGGGACGCCGAGAAGTATTTCTTCCTGACCACTAAAGAACAAAATATTATCAATCGCAAACCACAGACGTCCGGAGTACGGTTCGACAGGAGTAGAACGTTTCACCGCGTCGGTACCGACGACTAACGTACCGGTGACAGTCGGCGGAGGGTTATTTCCGATCTCCGTCGGTGACCGAAGCCCTCGGTTTAAAACTTCGTCCGGCGTAGGATCGTTAAAAGTTCCACCTGCCGCGCCTGACTCCAAGAATTTATCTTCCACGGTAATCGATCCGGCGCCCGTGTTCGTGTACGTTCGTAGTTCATACAACGCACCGCCGCCGTCTTCGGAACGCATAACGACTAACGACGGAACGTTAGTAGTATCGGCGTCCCCAGTGATAGTTAACTTCGGGATCAGATCGAAGAACGGACCGGTTTGTGACGGGAGTTTATCGGGATTGGTTTGTAATGGCGCGCGCGACGAGTACTGACCAGTAACGGATTTCTTAACATATGAGTAACGCCAGAACAAACTCACGTCTACTTGATGATCGGACGCCGACCAGTTTCTCCATAACACCGGTACGTCTTTATCGTGAATCGCCGCGACCGTCCCGTTAAACCCGCGAGTCGCTGTCCACGAAACTCCCGGTAAACCGGCGGTAACTTGCATTTGTTCAAACTCGACTTGGATGATAAATGGAACCGCTGGGAATCCAGTGTCGGTGACTACGGGAATAGTCGTGGTGACGGCGTTTATCGCGGCGGACAAACGTGTTATAGCTCCTACTGCTGCTGCTGGAGAGGTAGGCGGAAGTAAACCCCATGGACGGACGATAGGGGTCCCTGTGGACGCATCGAATACGACAGAACCGAGTTTATCTCCTGTCGCCGACGGGAAACCCTTAATATACGCGAGACCTCGTGACACTACGACTTCGTGCGGGTAAACGCTCTCGTGTATATCCCGTAACGCTCCAAGTGTCGTCCAGGCTGGTGTTGCGGCGTCCGGCCGTATGTACTCCATCCGGTATTTGCTGATAACGGAATCGTACACCGATGCGAGGATAAATATCAACGGCGGAGTCGCGAGTGTCTCTACTTCCCAGGTACGAGTGACCCGGCGTGTGTTTACCGACGTGTTAGTCCCGATCTCTAATGTACCAGGACGTTTCGCCAGCTTCCCGCCGAGCATTACATATACATTTTGCCCATCGACTAAACGCGGCGGTGAGTCTTCTAGTTCGTTAGTGATCCGGTCATAAGGAAACTCCAGCGAGGTAAACTCTAATGCGTCGAGTTGAGTGACGAACGCCAACGGACCCCCCTTTCGTTAAAGGTTTACTGACCCCAAGCAGGACCGCCGTCCGGAGCGCGCGGGGACTGAGCAGGTCCGTATCCGGCCGGATACAAATAACTTCCAGCGCCGCGTCCGCTAAATATATTACCTCGTGCTGGCGGACGTTGCTGGAATTGGCCGACTCCGCCGAATTGTCCGCGTAGAGATTGAATAAACGCGAGTAACTGCGCGACGCCTTGCATTTGTTGTCCGCCTTGGCCGCCAAAGCTAAGGGGATTCCCGAACGGCGAACCTCCGCCCATACCTTGACCACCGCCGAATAGTTGAGACAGGAAATTCATTAGCATCTGCTGCTGCTGACTGCCAGCTTGACTTTGGCCACTCGGTCCGCCTTGGTGACCCGGTTGAGGTCCTTGGCCCGGACCCATAGGACCGGCTGGCTGACCTCCTGGACCCATCCCTGGTCCTTGACCGCCTCCTGGACCTCTGAATGCTCCTGGACCCTGATGTATCCCTTGCTGAGCATATGCGGCCGGGGCCGGGTTACTCATAGCCTGACCGCCCGTTAGCTGAGGAGGCAACCATGGACTTGGCGTACCTGAGACGGTCTGCCGGGGGTTCTGTAGCTGCTGCTGTTGCAGTTCGGCCATAAACAGACCGGGATTAGATTGCATTAGTTGAGTGTTGTACCCGATACCTAGGTTCTGATATCCCGGTAAGAATGATTGACCTTGACGCCCGACCACTGGCGGTCCGACACCCTGACCTTGGTACAGATCACCGAAGCTAACTGGACCACCGGTCGATTGCCCGGTACGCGGGTCAAATGGAGCCGTACTTGTCGTATCGACCATTCCCGACCCCGGCTCCCAGTTCGTCCGGCCTTGGAACCAGTTCTGGAAGTTCTGGTAAGCCTCGGGAGACAATTGATTCCCTTGCTGTTGTGCAGCGTTAGCTGATGCCGCCGCCATATTAGTGTCCGCTGGTAATCCCGCGCGCGCCCGACTACGCGACGGGATCGGACGTGAGAGATTCGCATTCCCCGCCGGTGATTCGCCGCCCGGATTATACATACCGCCGTACAACCCGCGACCACCGAGGATATTCTGGATATTTGTGTTCGCGCCAAATGTATCGGGCGCTATATCGCGGAGAAACGTAGACATCCCGGCGGGATTCGCGCGGGACGCCGATCCGGTACCCCAATCCCTACCGGCTTCACCAGGCATCCACAGACTTCCGCCCGCTGCTCCGGCTAACGGATCAGCCTGCCACGAACCTTCCCAGCCTCGCACGGCTTTTCCAGTCGGATCGGTGTACGTCTGTGTCCCGTACGTCTGTTCCCGTGTCGCTTGCCGTTGTTCGTCGGTCGTACCGGGCGCTTCTCCACCGTCACCGGCGCCTCGATACCCCGCTTGTTCCGCCGCTGTCCAAAAACCATTCGCGTCAGGCATGTTATCCGCCCCAATATCCTAAAGCGCCACCGGGAAATTGCTGTCCGGCAGGCCCATTCGCTCCAGCGAAATTCCCTAAGGTTCCATTGTTACCGCCGACTTGCATAAATGCTTGGTTCTGCGGCGACCATGTACCACTCGGGCTCCAATCCGAAGGGGGGCCTTCAATTACTGGCGCTGGCGTTCCACCTGGGTTCCAACCGGGCGGTGGTCCTTCTATAACCGGCGATCCGCCACCACCGGAAAACGGAGTGCTAAGGAATTTATTCCCCGCAAGCTCCATCATCGGATTATTCTTCATGATCGGAGGTTTAGTTAGTACACCTGGACGCGAAACAGAGGGCTTACTTATCGGCGGCCGTCGTACTGGCGCCCGTTTAGCAATCGATGACCTTGTGAAACTCGGAGACGTTCCGGATAGAACCGACATCGCCGGATTCATTTTAGCCGACCACTCCGGTGGAGGACCTTCTCTAACGGGGAGCGATCCGCCTGGGTTCCATCCCGGAGGAGGACCCTCAAACCTAGTCCCAGCTCCAGCTAAATAATTACTCCCCGGAGTCCCGCTTGGTAGAGGACCCGCAATCCCTCCGCCGCCGGGATTCCACTCTGGCGGAGGTCCTTCTATTACCCCGCCGTTCTGCTGGCGAGGTTGCTGCTGAAAAGGACTGGTCCAAGAGGTCATGTGTTTACTCTTCCTTCGGTTGTGTAATACGGCCGATAGTTAGTTTCTTCTTCGCTCGTGGTTTCGATAATTCCTGTAAACCGGCGACCGGAGGTTGAGGAGGAGGCGCAGGAATGATAGGAATAGCAGTGCTCTTTTTCTTCCGCTCCTCTTGTAACGCGATCTGTTTCTTCAAGTACGAGTTGTCTTGTACCAGCGGTCCACCGGTAGACTTCGGCTTCGACGTCCCAGCAGCGTCTTCCAACGCCTTACGCGCGAACAGAAACGCCCGGATTTTCTCCATCAAACTTTCGTCGGTCGGTTTAACTTCTGGCATAAAGATCCTTAAACGAACATGAAGAACTTAGCAACTTTGTTCTCTCGAATAACGTCGCGGGAGAGATTCTCCAGATCGGTCGGACTCAGTTCCGGGTCCATCAGATCATGCGCGAGTCCTAGTAACGCAATCGCTTCCTCTTGCGTCTGAGGTCGGAACTTCCGGACCCACGGCACAGGGTTCCAACCAGCGTGTTCGATCTTCACACGAGCAGCGGCAAGTTGCTTGACGACAAACGCAACTTGAGCGGCGTTGGGAGCGTTAACATCACTCGATGACGCTACCACAACTGGCCCACTACCGGGACCTTCGACGTGTACGCGGTTACCGCTAAAAACATTTACAAATGCTCCAGGTTCTAAAGCCATATTAACTCTCCTTCTCTATATATTATCGCTTATCGGCGAGGACAGACGACGAGTGTGCAAAGTGCTTATCGGCGTTTCCGGCGCGGGCGAGATAATTCAGATTGCCCGGATCTTTCCTTCGGCGTCTGGTGCTTAGCGTTAGCCGTTGCGTAGAACACCGATTCTGCGCGTTTACCATACTTTTTACGCATCCCAGCCATGACTACGTCCCCGTGCCCGCCGAAGTATTTATTTAGCGGCACTACCTTCTTCCTTCGGTTTCTCCACGTCTGACTTTACTGGACGGCGTTTCTTAGGCGGTCGGAACCCCTTCAGTACCTTAGCGGGCATTTAGTACCGGCCTTTGTGAGGATTGGAGTTCTCGTAACCGGCCTCGGGATCGTCGCCGGGGAAGATAATATGCACAGATTTATAGTGATACGACTCGATCTCTTCGTCACCCGCCCACAGCCCGTGCTTCCGTAACTTCTTCTCACACTTCATCTGTTCCTCGCGGCACTCTTTGTCCATATCGACAATCTTTCCGTCGGGGTTCTCTATCAATCTCGGCCTCTCATATACTCCGTGCGGCATGACTCACCTCTAATACCAATATACTCCCGACGTCCCACTTCCCCCGCCCCGCGTCCTCGGGTACGCTTCCCGTGGAGCGATAACTGGGTTACCAAGATCCACGGCCTCTGTCTGCGCCATTTCCTCGATCCGCTCTTTCATAATCGCGTACTGACCGGTGTATACGCGTTGCCCGTTCTGACGGATCTGGACTTCACCGGCGCGCGGATCTCCCCCGATCCGCATCCCGGCCCATTTGATAGCTTCAACGGATACACTCAAAAACACGTCGTCGAACGGTAACGGAGTCGAGAGGTTGTCTGACGTTATTTTAGTCGGGCGTTTCTTATAAATCCCGTCTACCATGTAGTGCGGTGGAGTAAACGAATCAGGTACGCGCGGGAACAATCGGAACACGTTCTTCGACGGTTCATAGCCTATCGCATGAGGGATTTGCCGTCCGTGGATCAACCGGAGGTCTTTAATTACTTCTAACTCCTGCCGATACGCCGGTTCGGAGTTTGTACAGATCAAGAACGCTTCTCGGAGTCCCATGAAGTCCGTCGGGATAACCACTGCGGGCGCTCCGTGGTCCTGTTCGGATGGGATTAGATAGAACGGCGGCAAGTCGTCCAACGCCTCTCGCCAGTCCCATGAATTCCAGATCTCGTTCAACGCGAGGTTACAGACTATCGCCGCGTGATCGGCTTCTGTCGCCGAAGTGACTTGTTTACGCGCGATGTTCCAAGCGTCGAGGAAGGTGTAGGTTTTCATGTTCAGCTATCCGTCTACTTCTCCGCCACCTGCGTTGTCGGGAACAAACTAATATCCGGTATCTTCTCGCGTGTCTTCATAATCGCGAGATTCGCCTCAAATACCCCGCGTTGAGCCGTGAACTGTGCACGTCCCTGTGCATCAGTCGTCACTGATCCCGCTCGTTGATCGTCTGCGTACGCGTAAGACATCCAGAGTACGCCGGACTCGTACACCCAGAACCACTCGTCGTCCATTACCAGAACTCCGGCCGTAGACTGATTACTGTTCTTAATCGTCGGCGCGGTTTTCTTGTACAACATATATACCTTTGGAGTCGGGGTGACGACGGTCCCAGGCCGGGGCGCAAATCGCGCTGTCCCCGCCATCCCGGCCGTGCCGGTAACAGCTACTTTATTCGGGAAGCCTTTTGTCCCAACCAACGTCGGCAGAATCGGGACAACGGTAATCGGCCGTGTCTGTTCTCCTTCCGTGATATATGCGTCGATTAGATACAGAAAGTCCGCAGGAAGTGCGGCGATAGGATAATCCTGCGTATTGGTGGTCAATGTTATCTCGGTCATCGCGCCTAACGACCATCGCCACGGCGCCACCATCCACATGATTTTATTCACGCGGTCGAGAATCGCTGGTCCAACGTCTTCGAGCGGAAGATTCTTCACCATCGTTTTCACGAAGTCGAAGGCAGCGGATGGGCGATAGAGAGCGGCCATCTATAACTCCTTACAACGGTCCGCCAACTTTTTCCCGCGCCGGGCGTAACATCGGAGGAACGTCGGCGCCGAACCATTCTTTGAAACAGTTCTGGCAAATCCACTGCTCGACGTGTTGATGACTGCGGTACCCAACCACAGCGGACGCGTTATTCGGTTTCAGATGATTACACATAAGCTGCGTCATCTGTTTCTCTTCTTCCTTCCGTTTCGCGTCCAACGCGTTCATCAGCCGGAAGTTTTTCAACTGCTCCTGGTGCTCAGCTTCGTCCGTTACCTCTTTCTCCAATTTCTTGAGTTGTAACAAAGCTAAACGACGTTGGATGTCTTCGTTTCCAGGAACTCCAGCAGGTGCGGACTCGATGTTCTTCATTTCAGCCATACTATCTCCTCAACTAATTTTACCCCGGCTACCAAGGCAACCGGTGATCTTTCTTCCCAGTATGCTGCTGCCAGTTCGGTGTGTTGTCGGAGTGGAAAACGCGCTCTATCGCATCGACGCTGACTACGTTTTCCACGATCAGACGCAAGAGTACGGTCCGCCAACCTCGCCGGATCTCTTTGTACGGCAGGTCTACTCGCTTGAAACCGGGCGCCGGAGTACTATCGTCCCACCTATATCCCTCGCCCGGTACAAATTCGTACTTCGGCAGGTCGGCTCGGCAAAACGTCGCTTTCGACGTATCTAAGACGTCCTTCGACACGCGTGCCATAATCGACCGTTCCGGAAGCATCCCGGTGTTGTAAACGCACGACCAGATCTCCGCTCCATCAGCGCCGGTCAGCGCCATTTTCTTCGTACCTTTTACCTCGGTCAATGGTCCGTAGATAAATTGCATCCCAGGGACTAATCGGCGGACTTTTCGCTCTAACTCTTCGTGCGTCATAGGCGTCCCAATACGTCCGGGTATAAACGTCGGGTCTGTTCGTTCGTCAAGCAAATACTGACAGTTCGCCGCTTCTAACCGCGCCCAGTTTTCGATCATCTCCCGGTACGCTTCTAGTTTAGCTAACTTCCGAGCTTTTTCGATAGCCTCTGAATCCTTAACAAGCATATTAACTTTTCCGTTCAATCAACGTCGTTAGTTTTGTAATCGCTTCCGTATTATCCTTGATTATTTTCTCGTAGTTATCGCGGACGCCGACAACGTCGCGGCGATAAAAATAGAACATGACGCCGCCGAGACCGAAAGACGACGCGAGATGTAACAACGAATCCGCCGGTAACGAGTTTTGCAAAACGGCGAACGCGAGTCCGGAGCAAATAACATATTGAATCGTCATTGTCATTTATGTATCCGGAGTCGGATTCACAGATCCTACCGACGGTACAGTCAACGTCGGGGTCGGTGGTGTGAATGGGTCGGTAGTCACTTGGAACTGCGCCGACGGACCGGCGATTTGACGGCCGGTAGAGTCATAGAACCAACAGACGTATCGGGTATTCGGGGGTTCTAGGTCTGCGGTAAAGAACAACCCGGCGACGGAGTTGTATTTTCCTAATGTAATCGGTACGCGCGCGAACACCGGCACGCGCTGCGGCGGGTAGTAATCGCTGATCGATAACTGCGCCCAGTCGGTACCGCCGGACGTAGGAGGGACTATACCGACGAGTATGAAGCCGTTAAATAAACTTGAGTCGGTCCACGAGAGCGTCGCGTCCTGGGAGAACCGTCCGACTCGTGGAATTGCCATTAGGAAACCTCAACCGAAACTAGGAGTTTGGTAGCGGGGGTAGGAATCGGACCCACCGCGCAGTCTCGGACATGAACCGGACCTCCCACCTCGGGTCCCCGCACCGACATTTCGTCTTCTCCTAATACTAGTATCCCATTGTCGAATTCCCAGTGGTGAGTCGGGCAGAGTCCGACTAAGTTAGTATTAGTGTTGATCTCAAAAAGTTTTGTGTCGTCTGGAAAATCACGGATAGGTTTTACGTGACAGACGTCAACATATCGGTCGTATCCACAAGCGACGCAGGGAGCTTTATCTCCATGTTTCGCGCGAAAGACCTTACGAGCGTGCTGTCGAATGATCTGTTCTTTCGTCTCGCCCTTTGTCTTGAATGGCGACGTATTCAGTTTGATATTAAAGTTTTCACGCTTATACGTAGGTATGTGTGGCACCAAGTCTGGTACATCATGCCCGGCATGACGAGCACGTGTATAAGTACCAACACAAACGAAACTACAAAAATTGTGCTTTTTTCGAGTCGATACGCTTTCCTTTCCACGTATCATCAGCATTATGTTACACTGTATACAATACTTAGGATTTTTGTAGTATGCTTCTACAGACTTTTCTCGTCTGCGGTTAGGATATGATTGCATAAAAAGCCCGAATACAAAAAGAGCCGGAGTTTTAATGTTCCGACTCTTGAAACTCTGAAGTGCAAAGCGTCATCCTAAAGTCGATTGCGGAATTAGGATGCGAAATCGGTAAGAACCACCTATACCCGCCGGACCTTCCAGAATCACGACCGCGAACTTGACGTTGTAACTAACCGCTCCACCGATCACGCCTTCCGGATCTGCGATAGTCAGCGCGTCCTGCCCGCCCGGTACGACGCGGACGTTAAACCGCTGCTTCGTCGGGTCCTTCACGCGCGTCGGTCCGCGACCTTCCAGATCCACGGCTCCGATACCGTTCTTACCAGCGACGTACGTGTGATACCGATTCGGCCCGGATAGAGTCTTAACGTTAGTCGATTCAAACACCTTCACGCCACCGTAAGTAATAACTTCGCCACGGTCTTCCAGCTTCACGAACGGAGAACTCGGAATGTTCGTGTTGTACTTGTAGATATCGGCGACGCCAACAGCCGTAGGATCGTTCAGGAAATCAAACGACACGAACGGCGACATCACCATCCAGAAATACCCGTCGTCCATCGGCTTCACGTCGGCGTTCTGCAAAATATGCCGCGACGCTTTCACGTCGGCCGATTTAATCGTAGTACCGGACAGCAACGCCTGAGTCACCGAAGCTACTTCCGCGTCCAGAACGTTCCGGGTCACAGTGTCCACCAGCAACCCGCCTTGCTGCCCGAGTAACTCGGAGTACGACTGCGCAACCGGATCAATACCGGTCTCCGAGAGTAAATCGGAGAAGTTGATGAAGTTCGAGAACTGCGACATCGTCGCCTGCACGATCCGAGAACTCGGCGACAGCGACGTACCGATTGTGCCTTCAGTCGTCGGCGCCTGAATAGTCGTCAGGTTCGAGTAACGGAACCACTGCACGGTCATCCCGGACTGCCGCTCCAAAATATCCTTCATACAGAACATGTCGAAGACATACTTCTTCTGAAGCCGGTCGAGAGCTTTCTTCCTGTAAACGAGAGCTTGTAAATGCGGTAAGGTCGCGGACGTTGTTAAATTTGCGGCAGGCGAATAAGACATGTTTACCTCTTAAATTCCTTCTTCTTTCCCTAACTGAATAATATCATAACACGACGCCAAGGCGTTAAGTCCGGGGCTCATAGGTCGGAGATTAACGCCTTTCCCAAGGAGGGGTAGTACTTGAGGAACGCGAGGCTCGTTGTCTCGCGCGGGTCGTATTCGTGAAGAATTAGTGGACATCTGCAAAGTACGATTACCTTTGGAACATCCGATTTACAAACTCCGCTGCTTTATCCGCCGACATATTCTCAACCATAGAGATTAGATCTTCGGACTGCGACGGTGTACTTCCGCCTCGGTTAAAGTTGATACTTGGCGGCGGAGGCGGTAACGAAGGCGCTCTGTTTCCCTGAGCGCCCGTCGGCTGGAAATACCCGTACTGTTTACCGACCGCGTACGCAGCATTCAGACCTTGGACGGAAAACGGTAGTCCTAGATTACCTCGTATCCCGTTCAATATCTGAGTATTCGCCGGGTTCGCTTGGTAATCTTCGTTCATTTCCTTAAACTGAATCGCGACTAACGCGCCTTCGATTTCTTCGGTCCTTCGCGCTTGATTCAACAAATACTCCATCCCGACGCCGTATTTGGATTTGAACGCGAAGTCGATAGCGTCCGATGGGTCTTTCTGAATCCGGTTCACGAATTCGTCGAGATCGACTTTCGGCTCTTCCGTAGTCGGTTCGACGACCGGCGGCGCTTGTGCCGCGCGAGCGACTACCGCTTGGTACTCGTTCACTAATTTCTCAATCGCTCCAGAAACCTCGCCGACGTCTTTGAATTCCCGATCCTGACCAAAGATTTTCAGCTTAACCGGCTCTGGTGTATCGGGTTCTACCGCAGATAACACTGGCGTCACGCCTCGGTTCGCGTCTGCGGCGGCGGCCGCTCTTCGTTCCTCGTCTAACGCTTTCTTAGCTTCCCCTCGTAGATATGCGTAAAAATCATCCTCTGAGACTGTGTTCAAAGGGTTCGGTGTGGTGCTCATACACTCTCCTTAACTAAAGTATACTCTATGCGACTCTCGGCCGGTGGACTTTGATATCCCGTATTCGTCCGGATCATAAGCGCTTCTGTCGTGTCCTCGTCCGGAGTTATCGCGGCCTGCTGCGCGTAGTACTGCGGTTGATTAACTAAATTCGCATAAACTTCTCGTAACGCGCGCCAGTGTTGCAATTGCCTCAAAGAGTCCTCGGCGGACAACGAAGGATCGGATAACCGCTCCATATGTCCATCTAACACTGACTGCATATAATCCATCAGAAGCATATAGCCTTTATCGTAAATCAGATTCGCTATCAGCCCTAGATCTTTCGCCGAAATCGGTGCGTTCATATGTCCCCTCAACTACTCCTTCTTAGCTCGCGCCGACGCGCGTGTCTTGTTCATCCCGGCCGCCGCCTTCGCTCTACCAGACGCCCGTAGATTCTCATTCTGTATCTTAGATTTCTCGCGAGACGACTGGAGATCTTGCGACGACTTCGCTGCGTTCACCGCCAGGTCGTTCTGCGATTGTACCCGAGACATCTCGACGTCCTGCGCCGTTCGTTGCGCTTTCATCTGTCCGCGCAGACCTTCGAGCGAGAATTCCTGTTCCGCCGAGCGTTGTTGGTTAACTAACTTCAACTGCGCGAGTACTTGTTCGTGCTGAATCTTCATTCTCGCGGACTCCGCGTCCATTTCGGCCTTCTGCCGCATGATCTCCAACTTCTGCTGCTCCACCTGCATCTTGATCTGCGCGAGTTGCTGTTCAATCGCTAACTTCATCATTTGCGACTGTTGCTCAGATGGGTCTGGCGGGGTTGGCGATTTCTTTATAATCTCCTGTTGAATCGCGCCTTGGACCTTTTTCTCTTCCGATTGCGCTTTCATCTGACCCATCTGTAACCTGACCTGTGCGTCTTGCTGCGCTCGTTGCTGCTCAGCTTGGACTTCCGGCGGCGGCTGTTGCATCGCTTGTTTCTCTTCGTCGGTCAGCGGACGGACGAATCGGTACATCCGTCCTAGCCCGGTCGCGTCCTGCATCATTTGTACCAACTCGCCAAAGTCCACCGTTTGACCGGTTTTCCCTAACTCGGACATAAATGGTCCGGACAATAAGTACTGAGTGATAAACGGGAACATAGCGCCGATTTCCTGCCGCGTACGCACGCGAGACGCCGCGAGCATCCGGAAGCGAACCGGCGCTTGGAAGTTAGACGCTTGAGCAGTACCTTGACCGTCCGGAGAACTAACTGGGAGTAAACGGTCGTCCGACGAGTGAACTTGGATCATCTTCTGCATCTTGTACAACATCGGAACGATCATATATTGCTCGATGTTATCGATGATATAAGACGTCCGGTCGTTGCTAGATCCTAGTTGCGCTTGCACACCGCCTTTCGTCCGGTTGACGTTTCCTCCGCGAGGAACGCCCATCGCCATAGAGTTTAGACCATCGGTTTTCTCCGAGAGAATATCGATGAACTGTATATCGCGATACACGTCGTCCGTCGAGCCTTGCGGAGTTAACAACGCGATATCGGTGTCCGGGTTTTCTACTGGATAAGTCGCCGACGGATACCAGCGTTGCTGCGACGGCGTCAGATACGCGCCTCGTTTGAACGCGCGAGGCGGGTTGACAGTCAGACTCAAGTGGTCCAAGCGTTTATTCAGCAGATCCTCGATATACCGTTGATATCCTTCCAGTACGTCAGGGACGCTTAACGCGTAAAACCGTCCGGGATAAATATAACACGGCGCCGAGCAGACTGGGATAAACCCGTACGGATTGTCGCGGTTCACGGCTACCCAGACGCGGTTAATGACCCAGATGATTCTGGACTTCGTGTAGTAAATGAGAACTTCGACTTCTCGCTGGCTAGGAACCGGCGAGTGCCGGTGCTCCGGCGGCGAGTATTGTACTCCGCGAACGGCTTCCTGTACTTGCTTAGTCGTGTCTCCGATTGTATTCGGAGCGTTACGCGAGAGATACGCCAGTATCGACCGCGACGGGATTTTCACCCCCGCCCCGCGCATAGAGTCCAGATCTTCAATCGGTATCGTTTTACGAATCACGATGCTTCTAGAATCGTCTATATTCGGCGTCGCACAGCTTGGATCTATGTACACGTCGCGGATGTCTAACCAAGACGGAGTAGGGATTCCAAGATTCGAGTTGTACTCTAAGTGTATGAACCCGTTCCCGTACTGAAGGATATTCTGGACCGCCAACCCGATCTCAGACTTCCCCGATCTCCCGGACTCGACGTTCGCGTCTTCCACCGCGTAACGGAGAACGCCTTTTTGAGCGCGCGCCGCTTCGGGATCTGCGTCCTCTGGTGCTTCTACTTGGAACCAATCGTCGTTTCCGTTCGCAAATAACGCGGACAGCACGGTCGGGAGCATTGTTTCGATATGGTAGAACGTTAATGGAACCGGCAAACTCGCTCTAGGAACATTAGTACCTTCCCATACCTTAGTCGGGACCCAGGCTGTGAACAACCCGTCTGCGTTCGTCCACCGGCGATCGTGATTATTCGACCGGTACTGCTCGTAACTGTAGAACGACTGATTGACCATCGTTAATGCTTGAGAATCGTTAACCGCTTCCTCAAGCATTCGGATATCGTCGGCTTCTAAGTTCGCTTCCGGTAAATTAGGCGGTGCTAGTTCCAGCACAGAGATCTTCCCCTAAGTAAATTATACTAGCTGTAACCGGTTACGTTCCGGTAGTACGGCGACGTCTGGACACCCGGCCGGATAATCGACGTATCGTCTTCGAATCCCATCGTGCGTTCCCAAGCGGATTCGGCGGCCCGTTGCCATTTCGACTTCAGCCATTCCTCCGGTACCTGACCACGAGGACCCCGGCGAACGGTCTCGCGGCCGAACCATTCTTTACCTTGAAACAAATCGGACATTGCGTCTAGGACATCGTCGAACCGGTTATTCGGGAACTTCGTCATTTCTTCCTGTACTTCGTCCAAATGTCCGCAGTCGTCAACGAAAACGATCTCCTTCCGCTTGTACCACGGTGACAAGGTTCGCAGTATCCGTTCTTCTTTGGAGATCTGTGTATCGCGCGGGATCAACTCTATCGGCACGTACTCGCGGCGTATATCGATGATTCTGCGAAGCGCGGGTTCCATCCCTCGGACATAAGGAGTCTTCTCGATCTTCACGTGTTCCGGTTTGTACTTCCGATTCAGCCGCAGAATCTCGTTTATCATCTGATCTTGGTCGAGTCTGGCACGGACGATTTCGACGATGTACAAAACGCCGGAATCAGACCAGCCGCCAGCGACCATAGCGGTGTAATCCGACCGTGGACCGGTTGTATCGGCGGTATCGACTGTCACGTCGTAATAAGCGACTCGAACATTGCGTTGAAACACGTCGCGAGGGATGATTCTCGGGTAACCTTTCTTCGCGTCCCACGGAAAAGCCGAGTGTACCGATTCTTTGGGCTTGTTGAGCATCTGCGAGGAGAATAAAACGCTCTGAATCGGGTGCAGACGACGTAATTCGAGTACCTCAGTCGGAAAACGCTCTGGCCACCACGACTGGCGGCGGAAATCCGGGCTTTCCTCGTCTTTCGGCGCCGGTTTTTCCTCATCCACTATATATGGCCAGTCCAAAGTCTCCGGGTAGAAGTCTTTTTGCTCCAATTTCGTCTCTGGGTCTCGGCGTTTGTAGCAACCGCGAACATGAATCGACCAGGTTCTCTCTTCTTTGACCTTTTTAGTCTCTGTTTCCATCAGATCCGTGTACAAATCGGCGTAATGATACGTAGTTCCCTCGACATCCATCCAGCTATCGGGCCGGACTAGCAAATTCTCCATCACGTAGAACGACCGGATGACCGATAAGTTCTGATCTACCGTGCGCGAGTTATTCTCTTCGACGATATCGGAGAATTTCATCACGTCAAAGTGGTAACCGGCGGTTCCTGAGTCAATAGAAGCGGTCATAACCGTCGCTTCTTTCGGCGCATAACCGCGTGTACGTGCTTCTGTGACGAATTCAGCCTGCGTCCCCCAGTCCAGAGCGTATTTTTCCTCTGGACAGTGCTCGGGGAACAACGCGCGCAGATACGGATTTACCTGGAACTTGCCTTTTACTTCGCGCAGGAAGTCGTGTGCTTTCTTAGTAGTCGCTTGAACCACTAATAACGTGACGTCCGGGTAGTTCAAAATCCATTGTATCGTGTGCGCGATTACGTTGGAGGTGGTTTTCAAGAACGAGCGAGGGTCAAGGATTAGAACTCTACGGCCGCCGGGCAACTCGTACATCGGAGTCAGCGGCCGGTACGTCCACTTTTTCCCGTCGAACCGGTCGTGCTTTTCTGCTTGTTCGTAGTCCTCGGGCGTCGGGAACTTCTGGAGTTTATTGATAAACGGCCCTTGGACTTTCCAGCTAACGTCGGGGTAACTCAGAACCTCGTTACACAACCAGATCAGATCTGTCCGCGCCCGCCAGCGGTTCTGGCGCCATTTGTCGATTGCAGATTTGGTTAGCATAGTTCCTCAGTGTGTACCAGGATTCCAAAGCCTCCCATACTTCGTCTGGGTCATACGAGTCGTCTACCGTTCCACATATGATCATGAATCGCAAATCTCCATAGACATCTCTGGGTTTGACGGAGTAATTAAGAAGATCGGATCGGAGTGAGACAAACGCATCCAAGGTTCCAGCGGGTTCATAATAACAGATTCGCAAATCCCTTGTTCCGTTAGCGGTGTCGCGTCAGTTAAAGTAATAGTCGCCATCGTTAGATAGTCTCAGTCGAGTTAGGGAGAACGACGAATCGGCCGCGCGCTGTTGTATGCTCTGTAGTATCCGCTTTCTTAACTTTGATATCGTAGACTAAATCCGACCGGTGTTTCGGAAGCGAACTTGTCGCGGTTTTTGGAATAGTCACGACTCCCACACCGGCCGTTGCCGGGGCGGTAACCGTAATCCCGGTAAGTATCGCGTTGTCCAGTTTTATCACTGCGTCCGCGTCCGCGTCGAAGTAATCCCATTTGGCGGTGAACCGTATCGTCGCTCCGGTCAAGTCCATCACTGTCCCGTCGCCGTTGTACGCGACAAAGTCGATTACCTTAGTGTCAATCCGAATCATCTGTACGTCCATGGACCAATGCTCCCTTTGATAAACGGCTCCCACCGGATACGGCCAGACCGGCGGTAACGGGGGATCGGCGAAGATAGGCGGCGTTGAGCACGCGCACGGTACGGGTACTAATACGCTGCCGGTTGTGTCTCCGATACCAGCGTAAGTAATCAAGCAGCGCGTGGACATGAATATCGTCGATCCGCGTCCAGTTATCCCGCCGTCCACGTACGTTTGCGCGTGAGGAACGCCGAGGACGTCGATTACATCCTGCTGCCGAATAGTAGTTTTAGTCAGTAACATCTAAGCGACCAACGCCATAAGCGATCCGATACCGCGCGACGGATTCGATGCAGCGCTGTAAACTCCGACTGTCCTATAAGTCCGGCCGTTAAAAGTTATAGTGGTATCTAGCGCCCTTACTTCGCTGGTGATAAACATTCCCCATAGCTGACCGGCGACTTCGGCAACGTCTCCTTGCCCCGTATTTCCAAACCCGACCAGCGGTTCGGTAACGAGCTTAGATCCATCTTTGTAAGTCTGACAGCCTAACTGTGCGACTGCGTTATTTCCGTCGCCTCTCGGGATGCTGATCTGCGGCCATCCAATACCAACTGAGTTAATCGCGTTCCAGAACGTCCCGTTGTAATTACAATAGACAGTACCGGACATCCCTCCCGATCCCGCGTGAGGAATACTGCGAAAACTGAATCTATTCGTCGCGTCGGTATCTGAGATCGCGTTACTTATGGCAATAGCGTTCGGTGTCGGACTTCCAAGGATATCACTCGGTGTGTACAACGCCGATACCATAACGTTACCTCGCGCGACTTCGGTGCCCGGTACGAACAGGAAAAACTGCTGGTTGTACGAAATCTGGCGCCACGCGACGCCCGGTAACACGAACATGAAGTTCGTCTGCGCTTGGGTATCGTTAACTTTCTTACACTGCACTCTCGCGCAGTTCGTTCCCAAATTGTCTACGGTGATCCTAATCTGATTCGCGTTGAAGATAGCGGAGTCCAAGACCCAGGCGCCAGACGCCCCGCTGGCAACCGTCCACCCGGCGGCGACTACTTCGTCTTTGATAAAGTCGCAGAGGAGAGTTTTAGTCGTCGCGGCTGCGGTAAGTGTATCGCGGATTGTACCGCTAGGAATTTGGATAGGCACAGGTCTTCCTCTCTACTTAGATTATACAGGGGAGGTACGGGAGAGAAAATAGCCCGTTCTCACTAAGGCAGACAACGGAGCAGAAGCCTTCCGAACGCGGCCTGCCGAAGCAGGTTAACCGCGCCTCTCGCGAGGAAAGCCCCAGAGCGACTGGGGACAAACAGCGCCGAAAAAGGGAAATACGTTTGCCCAGCGACGCCGTAAATAGGAAGAGGTCATTGCCCTAACGGGCTATCTCCCCTACAGTTAACTATACCATACCGACGCGCCTAAGTCGGGACGCCAGACGCCGCGAGACTGTTCAGTACCGCCGCGACACCCGCTTGAATCGCGACTTTCAGGTTCGCGGTAGCGGTCGCTGGAGTCGCTTCCATGTTGTTCGTGACCCACGGGATGGTCAACGCAGTTCCACCAGCCGCCATAGTTAAATTACCAGCCGCCGAACGCTGTGCGGCCGGAGTATAAACGCCTGCGCCGAGAGTGAGATTAAGAGCAAAACCGATAGCCATGTTTGTTTTCCTTTCCTAAGTTCAATGTACTTCACGGCCGCACCGACTTGCAAAGTGGTATAGTTTACGTAGAGGAGATTTATGAGACCGAGACATAAGTTAGATCAACTGCTGGACACGATGAAGAAACAGAAGAAGATTCGGAGGTTACCGGCGACTAGACGTGGCGAACGAGTACAGACCTCTAAGTTAACGGCCGACGATGTCGGTGGGATACGCGCGGGGTATATGCTGGGGTTCTCGACAGCCGATCTATCCCGGAACTTCTCGTCGTTATTGACGCTCCGGCACTCGCGAGACGTGATGATAACTCGCCAGCAGATCTGGCGTATAGTCGCGAGGAAAGACTGGAAGCATTTACCGGACCCGAAGGTCAGTCCGGAAGATTTTCAACGGGCGTCGGAGGAGTCTCAGGCGACGATAGAGCGTCTAGGTTTAGAACCGCAGGATTCTGAGACAACGCCGCTGTCAGATCTTCCAGTCGCACCGTCGCTACTGGAACGTCCTCTGACCGGAGCAGCGCTGTCCACGATTTAACTTCTTGCAAAGCGCCGAAGTAAGCGTTGTAGTCAGCGCGTAGCTGGTCGAGACGCGATTCTATATCTCGTTCCCGTTGAGACAGAATTTCTATTGTGATTGGCATAACACCTCGTTCTTAAACTGGCGGTAAAGTCCGTGGAGGACAAATAATTTTATACAACGCAATCGGACTGTCGAAGATCACGATAGTTTTTAACGTCGTTACCCAAGGCTCTTCGTCGCCTCCGATACGCGCGACTCCAGTCTGCGTCCGGGTCGTCGTACCTAGGATATTAGCTTTCCCCATCTGCGTTCGTAGTGTCACGACGGTAATTCTCGCGACTCCTGACTGCGTTTGTACAACGGTCTTCTGAATACGAGCTCTCCCCGTCTGCGTCTTAGTCGTTTGTACGCCGGTAGTGATATTTGCGACGCCAGTCTGAGTTTGGACGACCGTTTTCTGAATTCTAGTGACGCCAGTTTGAATTTGTGTAACGGTTTTCTGTATACGTGCTTTACCCGTTATCGTTTGCGTCGTGGTTACTGTAATTCTGGCTTTCCCTGTCTGCGTCTGAGTAACAGTAACTTGGATACGGGCTTTACCGGTTTGTGTTTTAGTAGTGGTGACTGTAATCCGCGCTACGCCGGTCTGAGTCTTAGTCGTCTTTGTGTAAGTAGACCAAGCCATCGTGAAGGATATACCGGCAGCGGCGGTCGATGGGACTTTGGAAACATCGGTAGTCGGGGCGGCCGCGTTCTGTAATTGGTGAGCGAAGCTAGCGGACTGGTCAGACCCGGAAGTATTCCGATACTGGGCCGCTCCTGTAACCACCCACCCTGTACCCGCCAACGTTCCCCATGTACTGACGTTCGGGATCATCCAGCCCGCTAGTACGACGTTTCCTTGATTGACAGGGGTTATCCCACTGATAACAACCGGAGATGCCGACGCTTCAGCGCCTCCTGCGATAGCGGTGTCCTGCGCCCAAGTACCTACTGTGGCGGGTCGGAACACGTGCATGATCGCAGTACAGGGTTGGGTACCGCCCGCCGCTGCAAAAGCCAAAGAAGGATTTGTATCCCAAGTGCCGTCGAACTGGCACCAGAACAAGGCCATTACTTGATCGTTGGCGCCGGTTACTACGGACGCCGCGCTCCAACTCTGTCCGCCCTGAGCGGATAATGTGATCTGTCCCGCTGTTGTGACTTGCATTTGGCCGATTAACAAGACCAAATCGCCAGAGACCATGCTGACAGGTGGAGTAACTGGGAGAGTTACTGGTTCCGCACCAGTACCGTTATCAGCCGGATTGCTAGCGGAACCGAAATATGTAGGAGCGGCCATGTGAACTATTCTTGCTTTTCCTCGTATCCTTCGTCTTCTAGTCACACATTACGTTACTGCTAACGTCTGCTGATAATTCTTCCCGTCTACGGTGAACTGCCAGCCAAAATGATATTCAACAGGCGCGCTGGACGTGGTACCGTCGCTGTGCTGAGATTCGCGATGACGCCGGAAGTAAACGAGGCGAAGTTCTTGTCCGATAGGTTGAACTCTAGGATCGCCCGCGATAAACGGCAACCCGTCTATCTCGAAATGTCCGTCGCGGAGATCGACTAGATACTTGTGACCGTCGCCTTCTAATTGGAACAACTCGACGCGGTCCAGGTCTACGTCGTAGAACGCCGACCGGATTGGATCGGTCGCAGAAACGTCGTCGGGAGTTTGGAAAAACTCGCTACCGTCGGAATAATGAACGCCAAAAAGATACTTTAACTGGAATGTCTGGGACATGGGATTGTCGAGGAGCATTGGATTGCTTAGGTTGAGGCGGGTCGGCAAAAGTCGCGTCTGAGAACTTCAGGAATCTGCCGCACAAACAAGTGCATATAAGTTCGCCGTTCTTATCGATCTTCGTGTCGTGTTCCATAGATTTTTGGCACGACGCACAGTAGAGGTGTCTCATATCTAATTCTCGTCAAATTGCAATGTCCGCGTCGCCGTCGCAGTATCGCCCGCACCGGCCGATCCGGTAGTCTGTAACTGAGTGGTCATATAATTCGTGTACGCAGGATTAGAGGTTGTGCTCGCGGCTTTTCCAGCGGCCGCCGGTCCAGTCGCTCCGAAGAAAACCGCGCGTCCAGAACCGATAGCGATAACGGGGGTCTCGTCGAAGGTCAGAGTTCCTAAAGCCGCTGTTCCGGGAGTGGTGTACGCAAGCCGATCCGCGTCCACTGTCATCGCCGGTTGGCCTTTAAGAGTTAGACCAGCGCCGAACGCTCCAGCCGTGTGCGCGATAAGTCCGGCTGAGATCGAGTTAAACGTGCCAGTGAAATGCGCGTTCTGCCATTTACTGAACGAGTTGTTACCGGCGGCGATAGACGACGAGGAGTATGCGGTCGTCGAATCGTCTATGTTCTTCCAGTTAACTTCGGTACGCGCGTGAGTTACCGTTTCACCGGCGCCATTAGACTCGTCCCACTCGAAGGTCGCGCTCATGCTGGCCTCCTATCGACTTTCAGGATTTTTAGGGCCGAGACAACTCCATCTAAGGTCGAGTCATCATAATCACTACTTCGATGCCACTTTGTAATTTCTAAGGCATCCAGAAGAAGCGCGGCTTCTTGTTTCTTCAAAATCAAGTGTGGTAGTACTTTTGGAAGAAGTTCTCGTATTTCACTCGCGGTAAACCAAAGTTGCCAAATTTGAGTACCTGTAAAACCTCTCCCACCCTTTCCGACGCGGCCTCCATAAACTTGGCCGAGTTCCTCTAGAAACCATTTATCCTTACTCGCGATTTTTAAGTAGGGACAATAAGTAAAACCGCGCAGCGCCTTCTTGTCCTTTTTACGATAGAGAGCTATACAACCTTCCCCATCGATCATTCCAGCAAGATATTCAAACGTTGCGGCCATGAATTACCTATGTGAAATTCGGTTTCCGCCAACCCTCAATGGTGACTTGCAACCCGGTAGCAGAAGCGAATATAACTGCTCCTTGTTCCAACCGCTCGGGAGACTTCAGAGACTCTAAACTCACTGAATTCGCGGCGATTGAAACAGCGGCGTAACGTAGGTTCGGTCCAGAAGGCGTTGAGCCGCCATCGAGATTGTCATAGAGATTGAAAGTGATAGCGGCGCCGGTCGTGTTCGCTAAACGAACCTTCGTAACCCAGATATCGCGGGTCGATACAACCGCTGTAGTCGCCGATACTACCGATTGTGCTGACCCTCCCGCCGTATATGCACCGTTCCCCGCGACGCTAGTTCCGTCCAGGTAATTTAATTCGAACGTATCGGCAGTTTTGTTCGCGACTTTCCGCCAGCCGTTAGCCGCTGTGTTTCCGCCGACGCTGCCGACGATGATTACATCGCCGTTAGCAAAGCCGTGCGCGACGGATGTAATGACGATAGGATTAGCGTTCGTCGCACCCGTAATCGTCTTGGACGCGCCCAGAGTTGTCGCGTTAACGCGATGCCGGACGAACTGTTCTGGAACATTTACTCCGTCAATGTGCGGCACGCGATCTCCTAAGCGGCATACAACTGAATATGGTACTCGGTGTTGTTCGCGATAACTTTAATCGTCCCGGACTTCGCGTTCGCAGTCTTATCTGCATTGGTCGTCATCGAGTGCGTACCGAGCGCTTCGCTGAACTTCACGAACGCATCCCAGCCCTGCGATCCTTCGTGCTGAACGACTTTGTGAAGAACGATATGGCCGGTCGGGTTAGTTGAGACTTCCGCGCGGGTCCGGAACGCTACGACGTCGCCGCCGATTACATGGGCAGCAGCAGCGGCGCCGAGGTACATGTTAATCCCGCGCAGGTCGCTGGTTACCGTGGTCGCCCCAGTGCCTTTAAGTTCTGAGTCGATCCCAAGACCGCTACAAGCCGACGCCGAGATAGCATCGGCGATCCTAGGTTTGATCTGGCCACCGAATACTTCGCCGGTCGTAGTGACGATCTGGTTAGGAACGGCGTTAAACGCGATGCTGTCGCCAGTCGCTTGCGAGAAGTCGCGCGAGTTCAGTTTCACCTGTTTACCATCGTGCGTAGTCTCCAGACGCATGTGATCGTTGAACACCGAGTCGGTAATACCGTACACACTTGCCTGAATCGTCGCACCGGGAAGTTTAGCCATAATCGTTCTCCTATATCTACTATCACACTAGAAGTCCTGTAAACGTCGAGTGTTAGCTAGATTCCCTCGGTCTACTAAATAAATGTAACCCTTTGAGTCTCGGGTACGTCAGTTATATAGAGGAACTTCCTCAGAGGTAAAGTTGATAGCCAAGACCAAAGACTGGACGAGATGGAAGGAAGTTAAAGACTTTCTGTTTCAACGAGATGCAGGGATATGTGCGAGTTGCGGTTTAGATACTGTCGCTTTACGAGAGGAATGGAAGACTTGGAAATCGGACCCAAAACGACCGAGATGCCGTCGTTGGCCGGGGTTCCGTAGCTACCGGTTGACTTTGGATCAGCAGAACCGGTTGACATGGTGGGACGCAGATCATATATTGCCGAGACACTCACATCCCGAGCTTCAAGACGAGTTGACGAATTACCAGACCTTGTGTATCCCGTGTCACCGGAAGAAGACACGGGCGCAGCGGACAAAGAAGCAAAAGTTATACTGGAAGGCCGTTCTGGCCGGACGGATACCATTTCCGAAACGGAGACGTTATGAACGTAGTTAGTTTTACTTACGAACAGATTGTACAAGGAGCGTCGTTAGCCGCGATCCTGTTAGCTGGCGTCGTGTACGGCGCGTTTTACTATGGCTGGCAGAGAGGATTCGCGCGCGGGTGGAAGATGGGCGAAGAGTGGGGGGTAAAAGCACTAGTGAACGTCGGAGAGTTGATGCGGTCAGACGAAGGCGAGAAGTAACGACGACGCCCGGTTACTTTAGAAGATCTTCCCAATCTCGCGCTTCCCACGGAATCTCTAAATATCCCCAACTGGATTGGGTTCCGGGTGGTTGGATTCTAGTTTTCTGTACTCTAGCAGACCGACTTGCTGTAGAGAAAGGCATTATGCGCTCAGGGCGGCCGGGTACCGAGTTTCCGTACCCGTGTTCCATAAGTTCTTTTATCAATTCCCCCGCCTTCTCCTTAGTCATCGCCTTAGGAAGATTTTTCCCAATTTCTATACCGCCTTTTTTAAGGGCTCTCGCTTGTTGCACCAAATGCCGAAAAAAGTTAGAGGCGGCTGGAGTTAAGGTAGACCGCAGCGGACCACCGGGATCACCGGTTAACGGCCCGGCTTCTATAGCCGCGCGGTCTTCTGGTCCCGGAGTATAAATCGGGACTTTGAATAACTTCTTGAGTTTATCTCCGGCGGACGCTGCGAAGTTCTCCAGGTCGTCTATGAACGCGTTACTTCCCATACTTAATTCTACCGCCCGCTGCCGGAGCCGGAGGCGTCGGACCAGTCGGGATGGCTAATCGTCCTCGCGGTGAATTCCCACGGCCGCGTTAGTTAACCTGGCCATGATAAACCTTCGCCAACCGCGCCAAGTGACCGCCGCCAATTCTCAGGAAATTTTTCTCTCCCGCGTGCGTCGCGTTGTCGCCCGCCAAGTACCTGTCATGTTTCGCCAAAATTTTATCTGGAACACGCACGACGTTAGAACGCCAAAAGGCGGCGTTCTCATACTTACCTCGCACTGCTACCTAAGTACAAGGGGTCTGTACCCCCGGCTAAGACTTACGGAACCTTCTGGTAATACTTATGTATCCGTAATACGTATTCTACTAATATCTATGTATGCGTGCTATGTATGTATCGGTGTATAGGTAGTCCGCAGTGCGTAGTAGTGAGTAGGTAGTAGCGTATAGGTAGTGATCGTTAGTAGTAGTGTGTAGTCACTAGTAGACTAGTGCACGGGTGTTAGCGGTCTGTACTACAGGTCATAGTAGCCTAGAGCGGACGTGAGAATACCTCTTGACTTTCAGTGGACCTCGGCGCATACTAGAGATGGACTCGGACGCTGGTTGGACTGTCCTGGGTGCGCCCGCTTTCCCCCGCGTATCGAGTCCCTAACTTTCTGCTCAAGGAAAACGAAATGGCTGAAAAGACGCAAATTGCGTCGTTAACGCAATTATCGCAGGGGAACGGGAAGCAAACCCTTGCAACGGACAAAGCGTCCGTGTACCTGCGTGCGACGATGGACGGGAGATTGGAGATTGTACAATCTCTCTCGCTGAATTACGTTCTACAAACGGCGCTGTCGGAAACGCCGAAGATCAAGGGGAAACCGATTTTCCTCTCCGCGAAAGGTTCGCCCGTGAGTTTCGTGTACACGATTCCAGCGGACTGGCCGGTCGCCGAAGATCGGGGGAAACGGTTTCCGATAACGCTCACGGCGACCGTCGGCGCGAGTGCGTTGACGGCAATGCAAGCGAGTGTGGGCGAGGAGCTCGCGGTGCCGATGGACGCTCCAGCTACAGCGCCCGCCGCGAAGTCCGCGAAGTAAACAGCCTCGTATCAGTTCCAGCGCCGCGTCGATTAAGACCCGCTTGGGGGCGCGCCGCGTATGCGCTGGGGGGAGATACGATCTATGACGAGTAACGACCGTATATATGCGCTCGCAAAGTTAGAGCGCGTGTATCTGTATCTAGACTTTCCGGTTGACCGACCGCTCACTATAGCTGAGCAAGATACGGTCACCATTCTGGCAACCGCATACAACCGAGTACTTCTTCCTTCTCGGAACGGAAGGCGATCCGGCTCCCGTCGGCCCGGAATCGAACGTCAACTGGGTCAGCACCGGCGAAGCCAGGCGGCTCACCCAGGACCCGGCCGACGAGTTCAGGCATGACAGTTCGATTCGGTCTAGCCGTCCTATGGCTGCTGCTGATCGCCAGATTGGTGCTAGATGCTCACACGTGCTAAATATCGAGCTTTGACGGTCGCTCGCCGCGAGGCAAAGCGCTTGCAAAAAGCGCGCCTGGCCGACTCTGCGACGGCAGAAGTTCGAGTAGTCACACCTACCCGGCAACAGCGCTTCTCATTGTCCACGCTGTCCGCTCGGCAAGCCCGCGAACGCGAGGTAAAGAGTATCTTGGCCGCGCAACGTTCGCCCGTATCGGCGACCGCCGATCCACGGCGGCGTCCTGTACCGGCCGTCTCGCTAACGGCGTTATCTACCGCCCCACACGCGCACCGCGTTTCTGCTACCCTTGACAAACTCGCCGATAAACGCCGCGAGGAACTATACCGGGCGCGTGCGACACCGTTACTCCGTCGTCCGGACGTGGCGCTGGACGATAACGTCCTTGACGTCCCTGCGGTCGGATCGACGAACGGAGCTAACGTCCGAGCGGTCCGCGAACTAATCGCGGCAGGCGTGAAACCAGTCCCTCTGGACACCCGGGAGCACCGCGTTATCTCCGAACGCATTTGCCTCGCGTCGCACCTTAGCGCGTCGTTCGACCGTGACACTACCTTTACGGACCCTGGAGAGTGGGCGAGGCGAGTTTGTCAAATGAAGCTCTCTGCGGAGAAAAGTACTTTGTAGTGTAAAGTAGTTTTCCGTGCGGAGAGGTTTGCGCGGTAAAGAGGTGCGAGGAAATCAGCCCGCGTGTTCGCGTGGCGACGTGTTCTGTTGTGAGTTTTATTACTTATTCCGGAGTCAAACGGAAAAAGAGGGAGGGACAATGAAATACGTGACTACGATTGGAGAACCACTTCACATTTACGAGTTTGCTGCGCGCCCGTCTATTTTACGACAGTGGTACGCAGACTGTCTGGCTTCAGCGGAATACTGTGAAAGATTCGGGAGATTAGACGACGCGCAAGATTATCGACGCCGCGCAGAACAGTACACCCGATTGCTCAAAGGCGAATAAACGAAATGACAATCATCGCACCGCACGCGTGTTACTCGCCGCAACAGGACGCGATTTATGGCGTCGGTCGCCGATTACACAATTCGCTGGCTAAAAAGCCGGGGGCTACAGAGGTACGGTACCGATGTACAGCGTGCGGCGTACCGGTCTGCGATAAGATAGTTAAACTTCGTGCGAACGCTACGCTGATTCAAGCGAACGGTGGTACGCCGCTAAGATCTGGCGCTTGGACTTGTTTAGGAGTCGCTTAAAAAAGGAACCGCCGTAGCATTTGTTAATCACAAGTTCCATAAGCTGGTGGGTTGCCGAGAGCCATCGGATTTGGAGATAAAATGAAATTCACCGCACATATTCGTTGGCCCGATCCGCACGTTCATGTGTGGTACGGACGACCCGTAACAGCCGCGAACCATATCTGCATAGGATTGAATTTGCGGCCGTGGAACGGACGTTTTTGCGAGCGGTGGTGGCGAAGCAAAAGCCCGTGGGGCGGTATTCGGTACTGGTACTTGGACGCATGGTTAATTTGGGCGTCTAACTCAGAGGGTTAAAGTACTTGGCGAGTCGCGGCGTACGTCGAGGGAGAGCCATATGACGACAATTGAGAACGGGAACGGGCGATACGAGGTGGATTTTACACACTATCGCTATTACAAACTCCCGACGAATGATGACGGACGGCCCGTCGAAAAGATAGGAAGTTTTGGCGTCCTTCCAGTCGGCGGGGAGACAAGTTGCATCGTATTTTTTACCAAACGGTCTTGGCGGACACGACTGCCAGGAATAAAATTGTACAATTCTTCGAGGCAGAAGGGGCCAGGATGCGAGCCGTTCCACAGCGCCGCAAATTGCAGTTTACTTGACGTCTTCGACGTTCGCAGAGGAGAGTTGTTATCTCTAGCCCGCACGGTACGCGAGATTCACCCGAAGGACCGGAAGAAGCGTGAAGAGTTCTGGGCGACGTGGGAAAGTGTACAGGAGAAGGAAAGGAAATGAATTCTCCATTTGTGTTGGTTGAGACGGAACACTACCGCGTTGTGATGAACGCTAAGCGCATGTTCGTCGCCGGACGCAACAGTCTACTAGACCGCCACGGGATAGAAGTGCGCCGGAAAGACGCGTTGGGCAAAGATAGCTGGCACGAACACGAACCGGACCGTGAGACGCTGGAAGAAATTTTCCAACATATCCGGCAGATGCTTGGGTCGGGTATGTACGAGGCGCGGAAATGAGAAGAGCACGATGGCGCGAACTATTACGTCGTTTGTGGTACGGATCGCCGACGGCGCGCGATTACTGTTCACACACGTGCGTCCTATGTGGGATTGAGATCTCGCACTTCCGGTTGGATTGTGGAGAGGCGGAGAAGATTTACGCGCCGCACGTGGATTGTCGTCCACCGATTATGGTGCGGACACAAGTTCGTGGGAGTGAAGAACCGGTTCTGCGTCCGTATTCGCTTCTATTACCTCGGAACGACTCGCACCTTGGCGCGGTAGAAGAGGAGTAAAAATGACGTCTAAACACACCTACACAGCCTTGAAGCACCGATTAGAGTTAGAAGTCGCGTTGCTGCGCGCCGTAGACGCGGCCCGTGAACATCGTGGTGAGTTTAACGGCGAAGAACGATTACCCGCGCGGTCGTTTGCCGGTGCGATGAAAACTTTTTCGGTCGCCGAGTTCCATATGATCGAGGATCATTTGCGAGAGTTGGGGCGTGCAGGATGAAAAGCGAAAGAAAACTACCCAACGGCCTAATCGAGACTGTTCTGCAACAGTCAGATGTACTTCTTTGTCCTTGGTATATTCTCGACCCAATGCACTACCGCGCGGACGGGTCTTGCCGGTGCGACGATCCTGAGCACTCCAAAATGCTGGAGTGGGGGTATAAGTGGAATCGGAAAGCGGGGGAATGGGATGACGCGGAAAGCGATGATTGAAATTTACAACGCCGGACGCTACGATAAAGAGAAACAGATTATGGACTTTTTACGCGCGTTGTGCGTTCGTATCAGCGCAGCGACCGCCGGATGGATCGCGGTTCTATTGTGTCTTTTGGACGGACAGCACTGTTAACAGTTCCGATGCCAAACACTAACTGCCTCGAAGGAATCGCGTGTCCCGTTTGTCACAGCAAAGAACCGTTTCTTATTGAGATGACAGCGACGATCCAAATCTGGGACGACGGTACCGAGGCGCACGGGGATACGACGTGGGAAGATACCTCTCCTATTACGTGTTGCGAGTGTGGACACGAAGGAGTTGTGAAGGACTTTACGATATGTCCGAAAGGAGGGTAAATCTATGGTAGGTCCCGAAGGAAAACCTTACACGGAAGTCCTAACGACGCCGCTCGGGCGCCTGGGATTCCGTGAACTCACCAGCGGGTTCAGGGTCCGACTGGAACCGAGGATAAACGATCTAGTCAGCGTCCCGGAGTTCAAGTCGGACTGCTGGAAACGGCCGTCGAGCGAAGGAAATCGCTTTTCGCTTATCGTCTACGACGTCGCCGATCTAGCGTCGGCGATTGCCGCAGCATCCAAGTCACTGTCGCACGTGTAGTGCGGCGGTAGTAAAAATTCCCGCTGGGACTCGTGGTCCCCTGTAAACGGGAGTTAACAGTTAACTAAATTTACCCTAACGGGGAGTCGAGTAGGTCGTTTAAACCACCGACTACCCCGTTGGGCCGCAGTTCTAACTTACCCCGAAAGGGCTGTTTGCTATATATCCTCGTGTTGTTAGTCGTAGTTCTAGTCGTATTGGTGGTGTGGGATTACTGGGAGTAAAGTTAAATCTGGAAATGACTACTTCATTCATAACATTTGCCGACACAACGTTCTCCCGTCCCGAGACTCCGTTCGTAGAAGGAGATAAGATACATGTAGCGTTCCGGAGTGACGGGACAGCGAAACTCCGGGCGTTACCGGCAGAGACGCGCGAGTTACGAAGTGAGAAAATTCCTTCTCTATTAGTTGGTCTGTCACCACCGCCCGCGTCCGCACACTTGGTCTTTGAGTCAGACGGTATTTGGGTCTATGAAACGTATTGGTCATTGGCGTCGCGTACGAAACGGCTAATCCGGCAATGGGAACCGAAAGTAGTAGAACGCAAGAACGCTATAGGTCCGATGCTGACGGTAGTCGCGGATACTATGCGTTTATTGTTCCTTCGCGCGTTAAAGCACGATATTACGGACTTTGAGCGCGAGAAGTACTCTGAATTATCGGGTAAATTCGACGAGATTGTATTAGGTAAATCCGGCGTCGGAGTCGCGTTGAACGAAAGTTTTTGGCTCTGCAAGAAAATCATCGCTGTTATTCATGAAGCGGAGATGAACGGCTGGCGGCAGTCCGGCGGAGGCGAAGCGTGAAGTGCGAGAATTTCGACCTAATGAACCCGTTTACAACTCTGGGAGCCTCACCGGACGTTTGTTATGCCGGTCTTTGGGGGGACAATAATAAATGGCATTGCACAGAACTAAAAGGTCATTTTGGACCGCATCACGCGCACTCTTTCGCTTCGTGTTCCAGGATTTGGATGTCGGCACCGAATGAAATCGACGAAAAAACGGAAACCGCTGTTGATAATCCCAGCGGTCTAATTGTCTCCGACGACGGAGTATCGCACGTTTATTTCACTGACAGTTCGTTGTCTCCAGCGAAGATCGGGGGAAAAGCAGCAGGACTGCATAAGTTAACAGAACTTTCACTGCGCGTCCCGAATTATGTGGTCTTCTCCGTAGCTAAGACTCCGGTCGAAGTATGTTTTCCTCTCGATATAGAACCGGAGTCCTTTTTACTGACGCGCGACGTGTCTGTTCGCAGTGGGGCGCCGGTCAGTATGCCCGGTATGATGAAGACTATTTTACCAGTGTCTGGTCTTCCTGCGATACGCGCGGCGGTCGTTGAAGTATATGAGTCTTGGAACTCGCCGGAGTCCGTTGCGTACCGGGAAGCAAACGATATCCCCGACACGGGAACGGCAGTTATCGTACAACTAATCCCGAGAAATATAGTGATGTCCGGAGTCGCATTTACTTCCGACCCGAACACAAGTAGTCCGTCGTTTAACCCCGCGATAGAAATAGTGGAAGGAACTGGAGTGAAGCTGGTTAATGGGGAAGCGACTGGCACGCGGGTCGAGAACACTGACTTAAGATTCAAACATTTACTCAAACATTTATTGCAAATACACCAGAACTTCGGACCGTCGGATGTCGAATGGTGCGCGACTTTCGCTCCTCAGAAGAGTAACTATAGCGGAGTTTCCATTGATGGGCTAACCATTTGGTTCTTGCAACACCGCGCGTTAAAATTAGCGAAACCCAGTGTTAAAATCGACGTCCCGGCCGAAGCTGAAAAGCTGTTTGACGCCGTGTCGATTGGGGCGGCCTCGTCGATGGTATTATCGGATATCGATAAGTCGTGTTACCTAAAATCGTTCTCCCCTGAGATGTACCGGTCGATGTTAAAGAGTAAAGCGATATTCACAAACACCGGATCGTCAACGTGTCACGCGGCGATTATAGCGAGAGAATTAGGACTTCCGGCGTTATTAGTGTCCGATGACGACTATTACAAATTGAAGACGGCTCTGCTGAAGTGCCGGAAGAAAGCGCTCGTTAGTGGCGCGACCGGCGAAATATTCGTATTACCAAAGGACTTTGTAGTACCAGAAGTCGTGAAGACGGCGACGTCGCGGACGCTTCGTGACCCGCTGGTAGAAAAGTACAACGGGAGTTATATCTACGTCGTCTCGTTGATGCTGGATTTTTATCACCGCTGGGAAGCGGGGGATAAGAACGGCCGGATCGCCGAGTACGCGGAGTTAATGAGCGCGTATTTGTGGCTCACGTGCATAGCGGAACTTCGGCATATGAAGAGTTATATGTCGCGGGAAGATGGAATCCGTTATCGAAAACTAATACGGACACTGAATAAACTAGCACCGAATGCTGCTCCCACCGCCGAAGGTAAACTGAGTCGGGATGCGTACTTGAGCAAGTTTCCTATGGATTTATCTCAATCGGCTAAGACGCACTTGATCTCTGTAGTATACGGGTTTTTCAAGAACTTCTCCTGGTCCAGTAGCTATGGCGGAAAAAAATGGGCGTATATCTCAGAGCATTTATTGCTTTGGATGACAGGCCGGATAAATGACTCTGTCTTCCTGGACGGGGTTTTTAATCTAAAACACAATTCGTGCTTAGTGTTTAACAAACGTCCGAATTTAACTATCGGATTGCAAGGAGGGGACGACGCTCTCATACGCGTTCTAAATTACAAGCAGAAGTGTGGGACACCAGCGTTTAAAGAAATAGAATTATACTGTGACGCGATGCCAGAATCCGAATGCACCGAAAAGCTGCCGGTCACAGCGTATTGGCCATATTTACTAACGCGAAAAGAAATAGATCCAGATTTGGCGGAGGCGGAGGTTATTCCCGCGCCGCTAGACGAAGAAGAAGAGGACGAAGAAGACACGCCGGAAGTAGAAGAGGAGTTTGAAGGAGAAAATCCGGGCGAAGCCGACTACTGTAGTAATTGCGAAAAGACTGGGCATTTTGCGATAGACTGTCCGGACACCGAGGCGGAGGTTGAAAAGGAAAACTCGGAGCCCGAAGTCGCTTTAGAGGGGTCTTACGACAATGCGGACGAAATCATGGTGCTCCCATCCGTTTTTCCAGATTGGAAGACAGCCGAGACCGGATTCGCGGAAATGAGTAAGTTACTTGACCATGGTGGACGAAATCAATGAAACTTTCACGAGCATACAGGAAACTGCGGCGCGGGATTAGTTTTTCTCTATGGAACTCTGGCGACGATGTCAAAGGAGACAATGTGAATCACCGTAGCGAGATACTTACTGAAAAACACCTCGACGGGGGTATCTGTAATCCGGAGCCGGAGACAAAGTGGTGGTCTTCTGTCGGTAAATGTCGGCACGCTGCGACTGCGATAAAATGCGGCGTGTACACCGTCTTTGCGGGCAGTGAGCAATCGATAACCGTCACCGATCTCGACAAGATCGATATCGTGGTTTCGCTGAACGGTAATTTACCCAGCGGTTCGTACTTGAAACCACTCTATATAATCGACTGTCTCATGCAAGATTACAACGTGCCGAAACCGGAGACTTGGCGTGTTATAGTCGATTACTTTAGTACGATGATGACAGAAGGTCGAAAACTACTGATCTTTTGTACAGGCGGACACGGGCGGACAGGTACTCTGGTCGCGTCGCTGATCGCGAAGTTAGAACCCGATATCGACGATCCGATTTCGGCGTTACGAGAGAGATATTGCACTGAAGCGGTTGAGTCTTTCTCGCAACGCCAAGCGATATATGAGATCTTAGGACGGCCGTTACCGGAGAAGTATAACGTACCGGCGATGAAGGTTAGTTTCAACAATAATTATTCCGCTTGGGACCCGGCCACGAGGACTTGGAAGTACGACGATAACGCTACTAGCGGCACGATTTACTCTCATATCGCAAGTGGTAGAGGAGAACGAAAAGACTGTCAGCACGAATGCCCGTGCGGGAATAAGTGGCAACACGATGTTAGTGCGGCGACGACGGGATGTACGTATCCGGAGAAAGACAGGGACTTATGCAGCAGGTGTTTCTCGAAGAGAACCGCTACGGGAATAATCGGTGCTCTATGCGAACATACTTGTCCTTGTGGAGAGATTTGGAAGCACGATATTCCAGCGAACACGAGCGCATGTACGTTATCAGAAGACGGTCGCGATTTGTGCGAGTTGTGTTATAAGGTAAAGTTAAGCGCGGTCGAGAAACCTATGGACGGTCAAATTGTCTTATCTGAAGACGCGCCTAACGGGTTCTTGTGCCAGCATTTCTGCTCGTCGTTGTCTTGTGGAAAAGCCTGGTCGCATTTTGTAGAGTCAAAAGACGCGCCGTGTGCTTTGCACGGTCTATGTGATTCGTGTCTCGATAAATCTTCAGATCCGAACGATACGTTTGAGTGCTGGCACGAATGCCCGTGCGGGAATAAATGGTATCATGCGTTGCCGTTAAAGATAATCTCTACCGACGACCTATGTACCGAAGACGGTTTCTGCTGCGTGTCGCATCGGGCGACGAAGGAAGAGGTCGGACAATGTGGTGTATGAAATGCAACTCTGATCTTGCGACGTGTACTTGTGAAGACTTAGCCGCTCGTCTCGCGACGCTTGGACGTTCGTCGCATTTTGTCTACCGAATGTGTCGTAAATGCGGGCGGAATTACGCGAAGTGCGAGTGTCCAGAGCCCGAGTGGACGACTAGCGAGAAGACATATCATGGACCAGAGATACAGTAGCGACTCGACGTACTCCTGTTAGAGATCCTTACTACGCGTTTAACCGTCGTACGACGTGGGTTTTCTTCGCGTGAGTAAATATGCCTTTAGCAGGAGTACGTGGAGTCGTTACTTCCAACACACGGTCGAAAGGTTTTTCGTCCAGTCCAGGCCACGGCGTCTGGCGGAGACAGAGAGTCCTTCGGGAACGGTTCTCTAGGTCGAAAGACAAGCTGGGCGATGCAACGAGCGTGAGCCATGCACGCGACCTTTCGGCCCAAATATCGCGGAAGACACGGTGCGAATCCGTGCCCTGGCGTATGCCGGGGATAGTGTCACGAGCAGCACGCCGCGACAAAAGGTCTTAGGAGAGATTACAATGAAACTATACCGCTTTTCCACATTCGTTCGATGGTTACAGAAGAACGTTGGTAACCGAAAGATCCGATTTTATACCGGCGGGTTACATTGCTTAACGTGTCCCTTAGCGGTATTCGCCGGGCGTTCGGTTGGTTCGCAGTTCGACGTTTTCTCGGATAGTAAGTACGATAAATACCATCGGTCACTCACGGTGCTATTCGATACCGAGCTACCGAAAACGCCGCGCGGCGCATTACAAGTACTTCGACGCGCTGCTTTGTTACCAAAGGAGAAGTAGCGCTTATGAGATCGATAGCAAAAGGAATTGCGGAAACTCGCGGAGAAGTTATTAGGAGAGTTAGAATGACACGACGAACGTTATTCAGCACAACACTACTCCCGTTCCTCCGCATCGCCGATCTCCCAGTGTGGGCGGTTAGATGCACGATATGTCCCAATGTCTTTTGGTTTGATAAAGCCGGAACCCATAGTAAATATTCTGTGAGAATGATGCGAGAGGAAGCACAGAAAGTGCTGGATTTTCGTAACGCCGATTACGCTAATCAAGCGGAACTGGTATTCTTGCCGGACTTTAAGAGGTAAATGACGATGACGAAATTAGAACGTGTGATTCGTGAGTTGTTGAACAGCACCGAAGAGCTAAGTGGCAACAGCTCGATAGTCTCCTCGGCTAAACTCCAAGAACTTCGCGAACTGATCGACGAAGCGGACTTCGACGACGATGAACATGACACGACTTATCGCTGTCCTTGTTGAGGAGGAAAACTAACGTGCAAGACTTAGGAATCGGAAAACTTATCCCCGTCGGCGCGGATGTCTCTCGCGACGCAATTCATATCGCTGTGGCGCCGGTCGTCGTCGTAGGTCCACAGTTTCTTTGGCCTGGCGAACGGATTAAGCTAACTTCTCCGGGCAGCGATAAAGTCCGCGCGGCGAAAGGTAAGGACGACGCCGTAGGTATCGTGGACCCGTTCTTACCGAGTGAAGGATTAGAACCTGGCCAGCGCTTCTGGATGTTTTTACTCCCGAACACGATAACGTCGCTACGACACGACTGGACGCATCCGGCGTTCACGACGTCCGAAGTTGATCCTAAAACGGTTCAATGCTCCGCGTCGGAGCAATGGTTAAGAAAATTCGCCGAACTACAAGCGGATATTACGTACAACGAACTAATGACCGGCGCACGAGACTTTTTGGATAGCGGGGAATACCTGTGCGACGGCGGAAAATGGGAGGGTTTCTATATCCCCGATATCTTTTGGTTCCATTACGAAAGTGTAACCGGCGTCGAAGTTCCCGAGGATAAGAAGACGACGTTTTTCACGTGCGCGTGTTAGAAGGAATTATGATACAGTCTAAATGCGCGGACTTCAGTAAACTATACCCGGAAAAGAAAACCTCGCCGGAGTCGGTTATGTGTTTCAGGTATTCCGAAGACGCGTACTACAAGCGGAACATAAATGTCCACTGTACGCGTGAAAAAGGACACTTTGGACAACACCATGCGCACGGTGTTTCTGCGTGCTTCGCGATCTGGGGCCGTTCGGATAACCCGCCGTTCGTTTATGGTATGTCGGAGGAAGGAGAGTAGTATGCCGAACGCAGAGCATAAATGTCCGCAGTGTAAAAAGATTTGGCTTTGTGGTGTGTATATGTGTAAAATCAGTTTCGAGACGAGCTGCCCCAGGTGTTCCGGATCGAAAGAGTCTTATACTATCAGAAATCCAAAATTTGTGTATGGGGTGTCAGACTAAGCGGATGGTAAACAATGACGTCGCATGAATGTCCAAAGTGTAAAAGAATTTGGCGTTGCAATTTTAGTTGGTGTACGGCTAAAGCTCCGGTTCGCTGTCCAAAATGCTCCGGTGTTGATCCTTGGTTTAAGAAATATGTGGTAGAGTCCGAAAAGTTCGTTTACGGTATGTCGGACGAAGTGTAGAATCTTATGCGACTGAAAATAGCGGCAGGGCTAGTGCTAGCAACAGTGTTAGGAGCAAAAGATCTCGCGATGGGTAAGAAAAACCGATTGTACCGGATCAGCCAAGTAGCCTTGATCGCAGCTAATAGCTTGGACATCCATTCCAGTTGGGGGCGGTTGGAAGCTAACCCGATCCTGACTGGAAAAGGACAAAGATTCGGTTATCGAGGAGTAGCGATCAAAGCAGGTGCTTTAGGGGGATGGTTGTGGTGGTCTAATAGAAAGTTACGCGAGAACAACCAGTCGATACACCGTTCGGTTACCTTCGTAAACTTCGCGGCGGCGGGGGGTTTGGGCGTAGTGATAAAGCATAACTACGGTCTTCGGAAATGAAAATCTGTAAACATTGTAATTTAACTAAACCTTTGTCAGAATTCTCAATCGCATATCGGTACAAAGGAAATCCGGTTCTTCGCTCCAACTGCAAACCATGCGCCTCAGCGATTTACGGACAGTGGGTCCGAGATAACCGCGCGCGGCACAATGCTGGACAACTACGCCGGTACTATGAGAACGGTCCGCCGTGGCGGAAACCGAAAAGTGCCGAAGTTATCGCTGTTGGCGGAGTAAACGGACACCGGAGGAAGCTAGGGCGTATTGGCGTGCTAAATATTACAAAAGAAAGACCCAAAAAATTGAGTAAACTCGTGCTTTCCGTTCGGCCTTTCGCCTATACAGAAAGGACGTTCTGGGACGACTAAAGGTTACACCCCGGCGACTTATTAGGTAGTCGAAAGTACATTGGTCAAGGGTAGTGGGGTACGGAAGAGTACGTTCTCAGAACCAGGTCTTTAATAATTCTCCCTGTAACCTACCGGACCCTTGCATCGTCTTATATATAGAGTCCGTCAACGGACCGGAGACAGTAAACTATGTCCACACCGCAAAGCGACCTATTAGGTAGTCGAACGGTCATCGACTCCTCGGGCGTCAGAATCACTTACCTCCCACCTGGGCCGGAGTCTCCGGCTCTCCGATTCCAGATGTACCAGTTCGATCATAACCTGGGATCGACGGTCTCCCGGTCCCTGACGCCCGAGGCGAGCCGGTTGGTCAACAGAGACCCGACGTTAGGTGCTGAGATGCACGATATGTTAGAAGTGGCGAAAAGGAAGTTAAGGGAAGTTGAAGATGTTAATGCTACCTATTAACTATTGGATGACGTCACCAGCGTCCGCACAGGATCTCTTGGATTGGGAACGGAGATTAGGTATTCGGGAGTACCCGGATGGTTCGTATGCTCAGAATACGTTGATCTGGCGTCCAGACGAAGTTCCCGAGCGTCGCGTATGAACGCTGTTACATGTCTGAACTGCGGCGAGTACATCGTTTCACGTTCCCGCTGGGATTTTGTCTCATGTTCGTGTCCCGAAGGGAAACGTGTTTCTGTAGACGGCGGAGAGGACTATCAACGCCGCGTATACGGGAAACTCGCGAAATGGCGAGAAGACGATGGGAAAGAGTACACCGGAGCCCGCGACGGCCGATATGACGCCTGAACTCATAGCGAACCGCGAGGAAATTTTCAACTTGTCGTATTCTACCCCAGATTGTCCAGTGCATATACTCGCAAAAGCAATGGTAGATGCTGAAAGCTGCGCAGTCCGAGATTTTCTGTACCGCGCGATTCTCCACTTGAATGATTATTTAGACGAGGATAACAACTTAGATTGGTATTGCTGAATGACCCCTGAACAAATCTACGAATTCATTGTTAATTGCACGCCGTCGCGTGGTATTGGCGCGTTCCAGATTTGCACCGTGCGACGCGATCCGAACAGTCCGATTGAAATAACGATCTTTTGTTCAGTGTGCAGGAAACGCGCGGATGATTCGCCGGTGTTGGATAATTTACGGTAAGGAGTGTCTCGTATGAGTAAAATCTACCTCTCTGGTCCTATTTCCGGCCTGACGTTCGGCGAATGTACGGACTGGCGTGAGTACGTCGCGTCTAAGTTACCCGGTAGTATCTCGCCGTTACGTGGGAAAGAATTCTTGAAGTCTGTCGGCGTTATCAACCAGTCGTATGAGCATCACCCGTTCGCTACAGCGAAAGGCATCACTACACGCGACCGCAACGACGTGTACACGTGCGACTTGATGCTCGTGAATCTTCTCGGCGCGTCGAAGATCACTATCGGTACGATGATAGAAGTCGGTTGGGCGGACGCGTTCCGTAAACCGATTGTGTTAGTAATGGAACCGGATAACCTGCACTCGCACCCGATACTTAATACGTGCTGCGGGTATATTTGCACGACGCTGGACGAAGGGATCGAGTGTGCGAAGATAATTGTGCTGCATAAGGAGTGACGATATGACTAAAAAACACTTCGAAGCGTTAGCACAGGCGTTAGCGAACTCGCGGCCGGGAACGGATTACGAGCCTGATACTGGCAGTCGGCTTCGACAGTGGCTAGATGACGTGGACGAAATCGTGGAAGTCCTCGCAGGGTTTAATCCGCTTTTCGACCGTGCGAGATTCGTAGAGGCATGCAATGAAGGTTAAGTCCGGCGCTAAGTTAATAACGCCGTGCGACCACCGGTTACGTCCTACCGCGTACTCGGGAACTCGTTTCGACACGTCTAAGTTATGGACACCGGACGGCGATGTACCACCGGTTAATGGCATTGGGACGGTGAAGTGTCAAGACTGTGGTAAAGTCGATGCGATAGATATCCCGGATTTCCAGTCCTGGTTACATACGGTAAACATGCTGCGTCCAGTACGTGATCGGTATACGAATCGGCCGTTGTTTAGATTACCGTGGTCAGTAGTTGTGAAACGCGTGGTACAAGGAGCGTAAAATGATAAACAAACTCGCGATTGTAGATCTGGAGACTACTGGACTAAATCCGGCCAAAGACGAGATAATCGAGATCGGTGCTGTGCTGGTTAGCTGGCCAGAGTTAGAAGAGAAAGATGTTGACAGTTTTGAAACCCGAGTTAAACCAAGTCCGTTAGTGACAGTGACACCAGAAGCCGCTAAGGTAAACGGTTATAACCTTATCGATTGGGACTATGCCCCACGACTATCCGATATTTGGGGTGCGTTTAAGTTTTACCTCGGTGGTAAGAACACCGCAATACTCGCGCAGAACGTTACTTTCGACTGGGGTTTTTTGATGGAAGCCGAATGGGTGTTAGGTACGCTCGACGTAGATTATCATCGTTTAGACTTATGTAGTATGGCGCTTATTATGCGGCCGGAGTTACAGAGTCTCTCAATGGTCAACCTCGCTCCGTATTTCGGCATCGATCCTGAACCTCTACCGCACCGCGCGATAAACGGAGCACGAACTGCGTTACAGATATTACGTAAACTGCGGTTTGGCGGGCCGATTGGATGAAGAAAACTGACGAGTCATTACTGATCCCCGATATAGACTGGGCGTTAGTGGACGCTGAAATCCTCGCATCCGAAAAGTCCGCATTTATCCCGGACTTCGATTACGAAGACGCTAAGGATCTCGTGCGAGTACTCGCGGACAGATTTCTCGCGCGTGATCTCACGACCTATCGAGTGTCAGCGGTAGAATTACCGTTCGATACTACCTGGTCGCGAGGTATCTGCGATGTGTATGCAGCGCTCGATAACGTCGGGATAGACTGGAAGACGCGCGTCACCGGTTCCTTGGACGTCGAGTGGCAGCAGCGTCAAATCGACTCGTGGCAGTGGCGAATAACTGCGGCGGCGTTAGGTCTTAAGAAATTCGTGTATCGAGGAGTGTCGCGGTTAGAACACAAAGTCCGCGAGATAGAGATTGACGTTCCCAAGGATAACAGATGGGAAGCCGATGAATTTTTAGAATCTCTGTACGAATCTCGTGCGGCGATATCAGAACACGAGATATGGCCGCAGAATAAACCGTTCGCGTGCCGTGCTTATAACCGGATCTGCGAGTTTGATACGTTCTGCCGCGCAGGAACGATGCCGCGCGCGGTACCCGTACTACTAAAACCGTTCTCTTATTCCGGCGCTACGACGTTTATGTTATGTAACGAGAAATTCCGGATGTCGCATTTGGTAGATGCGAAGCGGAAGGAAACAGACGAGACAAGTTTCGGGAATTTAGTACACGCCGGGATAGCGTGCGCGTACCGGCAGGCGTTCGGGTTACCGAAGTTAGAGGTAGCGCTGTGAAAAAAGGCTTACCACCGACGACTATTGAGTTCCGCGACGTCGGACGCGATAAGTTAACTTGGACCAAGACGTTCACCGGACCGGTTACTTATCGGAAACTCTGGCGCGCAATGGTTGGAATTTTAGAACCTGGGGCGTATGAGTTTGACGAGTGGGGGAATATAACGTTACTAAACGGCCGCGTTATCGGACGCTGGGAGATTGTCTCCGGCCCGCCGTTATCTTATAAGAAGAAGTAAATGGAAGATCCTTGTCTACTGGACCATGAATATGAACGCGACTCGCGTCCGTGGCCGGAGATCCATCTCCGTAAACCTCCCGCGCCTCCGTTACTGGAGCGTGAGGACGTGGAGTTAATCGCGCCGACGCCCGGTTATTTAACCGATCTCGCGTCCGGCGAATTCCGCGTCGAGATAGCTAACCCACAAGTCCTGCGGTCGATAAACGCCGGTATCGGTCGTTTGTTGCGTTTCACGCTGACGTGGGCGTTACGACACGAGAGATTAGGTCTGTTAGGACAAGCACTCGACGGCTGTCTATTCTTACGACTCGCGTCCGGAACATATCGGTGGACGGCGCCCGTTATCAGGAGAGGCAGGAAAGTTATTCACAACAGTCTGGTGTTCCCGGATTACTATCAGTACGTTCTTCGCTTTCTGACGGCGAACTTCGGCGGTCAGGTAGGCCCTGAAGACGTGAGGTTTCTATGACACGTAGAGAGTTATTCGCCGCTGTATCGGGTGGGGCGTTAGCTAAATTTAGTCCAAAGACCACAACGGCTACTTGTAAATTGGTTAAAGTTTCTCCCAAGATCGCAAAGACTACTTGTCAAATAGTTAAAACAACATCCGGAGAATTTCTAGTGAAGTTCATAGAAAAAGGGCCTTTGACGCTATCATCGGTGGTTTATAGGATGTTACCGTAATGCCGTGTGGTGGAATATTTCCGGTCAAAGGAAGTTGGGTTGAATATTATTCGATCCACGACCTGCCGCACCGCTGTATCTACTGCGACGAAATAGGCGGCGTGACGCACTTCTGCGAAGAATGGGATGGGTTTCTACACGCGCAGTGTATCGATCAATTTCTGATGACTGAAGAAGGTAAAATAGTAGTAGAGCACGGGCACGAGATCGTACGATGAAACGTAAATACCAAACCTTCTCCGACATCCCGCTCCTGGATATCCCAGACGATACCCCGCCCGCCGATCCCTCGCCGGTCGGCTTCGAGTTTCGCGGTGATGAAGGAGAAGAAGTCCCCGAAGTCCCACCGACGTTACCAGACGCCCCGCCGGGAGATAATTTCGTCGTTATATCAGCCGCGGATATCTCCGGTCCCGGACGATCTGGGCCTGAGCTACGGGAGAAATCGTCGGCAAACGCTGTAGTCGCCGAGCGGTTCTTGGAGTTAGTGAAATCTGGGATAGTACGCGAAGACGCCGCGTTACAGACGTCCGGTCTGCCGTACACTATATTCAAAGGACGCCGTGATGTCGTCGAGTGTGTTCAAGCTCTTATGGACGTGTATCATCTCGAACCGGACGTCCGAGCGAAAACGCGTGCCGGATTCTTGAACAAATTACTCCTAGAAGGCGCCGTGACCGACGATCCGATGACAAAGAAACTCGCGTTAGATGCGTCGAAACAAATACAAGCGGATCAAGGCGTGGTGGATACGAATATTAACGTGAATCTAGGAGATCTCAGAAAATTCCTAGAGTAGCAGGGTGTAGCTCAGCGGTAGAGTCCTCGCTTTGGAAGCGAGTTGTCCTTCGTTCGATCCGAAGCACCCTGACCAACTTTATGCGCAACGTCTGGTTTATCTCCGACACTCACTTCGGTCATGCGAATATTATTACCTTCACGTATTCGGAAGGCCGACTGCGGCCGTTCACGTCCGTCGAAGAAATGGACGAGACGATAATCGAACGCTGGAATGCTGTCGTGAAGTCTTCGGACCGCGTCTATCATCTCGGCGACGTAGCGATGGCAAAGAAGTCGATAGCGACGGTCGGCCGGTGTAATGGTCGTAAAGTTCTCCTACGAGGGAATCACGATATATTCAAGCTCAAAGACTACACACCATACTTTGAGGACGTCCGGGCGTATAAAATCTACCCGGCGCACGGTTTGATTTGTTCTCATATCCCGGTTCACCCGTGCCAGTTCGGCGGTAGATTTCGGCTTAACGTACACGGGCATACGCACGCCGGTTTTGTCCGCGATAATTTGCACGTTATGCCACATCCTGATCCGAGATATATAAACGTGTCGGTCGAACGGACGAACTACACACCGGTGAATTTAGACGAGATCTTGGAACGTGCCCAACGGGGCTTAGTGGCGGAATTGGTAGACGCGACCGGTTTAAACCCGGTTACCTCCTAACGGAGTGTGGATGTTCGAATCATCCCTAAGCCACCAGAATTTTATGTTACTCTATAACGAATACGGAGGACTGGTGCGAATTTCAGAAACCGACGCAATATCTCAGTCTAAAGAATACGCGGCGAGTAAAGGATTTTCGTATATCAACGACCAAGAAGCGTTAGAAGATTTCATAATCTTACATTGGGCTTGGGAGGAGAAATGACTTATCAAAGATACGCGCATCTTCGGCAGTTAGTAGCTGAAGGATATATAGACGGAGATCTCGGAACGGAACTGCTGGACGAGATCGCCAGACTTCGTCGTGTTATCAATAGATACAAGCGCGAGGAGAAACTAAATGTCGATGAGTAAAGTGTGTCGAGTTCTACGCGTCCTCGAATACGTCGGGACGCCGGAGTGGATCGCACGGACTCTGGACCTCCGGAATATCAAAGGCCGGAAGTACGTCAAGGACGGCCAGATATCGGAAGCGATCATCGGCGAGACACCCGAGTTACTGGAGTACTCCGCGCTAGCGGCCGACGCAGACCGGTTGCTGGAGAAAACGACTTGCCCAGATTGTCTCGGCGGCCGGAACTATGACCCGAGATCCTGTACGACCTGTTCGGGCCTCGGGTACCGGGACGGCTCTGGACCTTGGCCGGAGTCCGTTAAGGAACAGGCGGACATCAGCCGAGAGTTAATAGAAGCGGAGAAGTATAGGAAGGCTGAACAATACGCTGAGGAGGCTTTGAGACGTGCTGGAGATCGTGGGTAGGTTGTTATTTATAGTACTTCTAGGAGTCCTGGTATATCTAGTAGTCAAAGGTACCGGACCTGGTAGCGGACCTGAGGCCTACGTGTAACCTTCCGGCCGTCGGGAACGTCTTATATAGGAGAGGGGAAATGGACAACGAACGCTTATCTAGCTACCCGCATATTTGGCCGCTTGGCCATAGAGAACTAGACCCATTACTGAACGTCCCGGTAATCGCTGAAGAGAAAATCGACGGATCGCAGATATCGTTCGGCCGCATCGGTGACGATATCTACGTCCGTAGTCGCGGTGCCATCGTCCCAGTACCCGCTCCCGACGGACATATGTTCAAGAAGGCGGTAGAAGAGATAGTCGCGAGGAAGGATTTACTGGTGGACGGTTGGACGTATCGCGGAGAGTACTTGTCGAAGCCTAAACATACCACACTTGCGTACCGTGTCGTCCCGCGTGGGAATATTATCGTCTTCGATATCGAGGCTTCGCCGAGCCGATTCTTATCGGTCAATGAGAAACCGGGAGCGTGTGCGCGTATCGATTTCCAGTGTATTCCTTACTACGGAGAATTCAAGATATCAACTCCTGGTTTCTCCGATACGCTAAACGAACTTCTGACGAACGAATCTATCCTCGGCGGTCCTATAGAAGGTGTCGTACTGAAGCCTGCGAATGGTGATATATTTGGCCGAGATGGGAAATTGTTAATCGCCAAAATCGTCCGCGCGGAGTTCAAGGAGCGTCACGCGGCGGAATGGAAATCGGCGAATCCGTCGAACTCCGACGTTATCGCGAAGTTAGTTATCGCGTTACGAACTGAAGCGCGGTGGAGTAAAGTCGTCCAGCATTTACGTGACGACGGTAAACTCCAAGGGAGTATGCGCGATATACCCGCGTTGCTGACGGAACTAACACGCGACGTATTGGAAGAAGAATCTAAGTACATCGAGCAGACGTTATGGAAACACTGCTGGCCGCAGATTGAACGCGGGATACGCAGAGGCTTGCCGGAGTTCTACAAGTCGCTGTTAATGAACGAACAATTAACCAGTCGCGACCCGGCGGTAATAGATGAAGACGCGAGACTACGAGACGATTTAGCGCACGGAAGAGAGGAGTAGCGATGTTTGTTAATAGAAAAGATTGGTTAGCGATGACAGACCGGGTTCACGAGTTAACCAATGAAGTACGCGTTCTGAAAATGTATGTCCATGGGTACGAAAGTCACCACGGATATGGGGAATACATACCTGGTGTTGTAGAGACGAACAAAGCTATCTTAGAACACTTGAAGCTGCGTACAAAAGTCGTATCGGAAGTCCCGCGTAAGACAATCTGCGTCGATATCAAGGAGCACTAATGTCGGAAGTACTGAACCTAACCGAGAAGTCGTTGCCGGTGACTAGTGGCCCAAAAGTCACCGTCCGTACCGACTCTACGATCAAACCATCTCCGGTGTCCAAAGTAACGCTGTATCGGTCGGACAAACGTGAAGACGATCCTATTAAGATCATGTTCTACGGCGATACTGGGACCGGTAAGACACGTACGATATTAGGGCTCCTGCGGTCTGG